CGCTGCGCCTGCACGATGCCGGTCACCGCGACCGGAGCCCCGCCGTAGGCCCCGTTCCCCGCGATGTCCGCGCCCGTGCTGTAGTTCTGGAGGCTGAACGTGTCCGCCGAGAGCTTGGTGATCTTGAAGTAGCCGTTCGCGTTCGTGTTGCCCGTGATGCCGGAGATGGAGATGGCGTCGCCGGTCAGGAGGCCATGCGACACCGCGGTGACGACAATCGGCGTCGTGTTCGAGGCCCCGGTGATCGACACCGTCTTCGGGTTCGCGCGGATCGTCGTCGCCTCGACCCGCTCGAGGGTGATCGAGCCCGTCGTCACGTCGTAGGCCAGGGAGGAGGGGAAGTTCTGAATCTCAGGCCAGCTCATCGTTCACCTCTACAGCGGCGTGATCGTCATGGTCCCCGGCGAGTTGATCCGGTAGTGGATCTCCCTCGTCGTGGAGGTGAGCGAGGTGTTCGGCTGAAACTCGATAGTCAGCGTGTTCGTGCCTGTGGTCTGCGTGATGGCGTTGGTCAGCGTCCCCGATGTGCAGGGGTTCAGCGGCGTGAAGGCATCCACCGTCGTCGCTGCGGTGACCGTACCCGAGGAGTTGGCGGCTGCCGAGAACTTCAGTTCGCCGGAGATCGCCTGCGTGTTGGTGGCGTCCGCGACGAAAATCTCGTAGATGATCGTGCCGGTCGCGACCGTCGAGGACGGGACCGCGATGGTGACGAAGCCTGTCTTGGTGTTGTTGGTGAAGGTCTTGGTCTTGGAACCGAAGACGCCGCGAGAGACGTAGACGCCCGACCACTGCAAGGCGGCAGCGCCGTTTACGGTCGAGTCCGTCGATGCCGGGATGGGCGCAACATTAAACGTGATTCCGCCGGCCGCGACGCTCATGCGCTGCGTGACCGTCTGTTGCGTTGTGCCAGTGGTCGTCGTCGCTGGTGTCGAAAAGATCAGGAGCGACGCTCCTGCCGCACCTGTGCCTGCCCCGGAAGCAACCGTAAGGTTTGACCCGGGCACGTCGGTGTCCTGCCCGCCACGGGAACCTTGCGACTGGAGGCGCTGGTTGACCGGGCTGGCCGCGTTCGCGCCGCCGAATTGAAACGTCGCGGCGGCACCGCCTCTTTCGAGGATGGTGTCCTTGGTGTTCGTGTAGGCGCCGCCACTCGTGAACGCAATCTGCCCGGTGGAGTTAAGCCAGAGGTTATTCCCCGAGAACGCGCCCTGATTTGATGCCGTCGAGAGCGTCCCGCCGAGAAGCGCGAGCGGAGCCGACGTTCCCCCCGTGCCCGTATTCGTCAGCGTAAGCGTCGTCACCGGGACGTGGGCCGTGTTTCCGGTGGTCTGCGGTACGCCGTTCTGGAAAATGATGGTGCCAGTCGTTCCCGTGCCCGTCCCGCGAGGCCCGATGACCGTGAACGAGGCCGGCGCGTTCACGTCCGTCTGCGTGATGTTCGACTGCGTCTGGAGCGTCTGGGCTACGGCCGCTCCGGTCGCGCTGTTCACTTGCCCCATTTGAATAGTGGCTGCGGCTGGACGGGTGAGGTGAGTGTCGCCCGTGGTCGAGAGCAGAACACCAGAAGCCCACGACAATGTCGCCGTAGATGGCATCACTACAAACCCAGTGCCGATACGGAAAGTGGGCGTGCCGCTGGACACCGCCATCATCCCGTTGCCACCAGCGAGGTCGTAGAACAACCCAGTGTTTACAGAACTCGCAAACGCCATACTTGGCGCCGCCGCCGTCCCGTCGCCAACCAGCACCCTAGTGGTGCTCAGCGCCCCCGTCGCCTTGTTGAACGTCAGAAGCGCCGAGCCGGCGAAGGAGCCGCCGTTGTTGAACTGGACCTGCGTGTCGGCCCCGCCTGGGGTCGCAGCCCCGCCGCCCCCTGGCCCGAACAGGGCGATCTCGGGCCAGCTCACTTGAGGACGACCTCGACGTCCACGTTACCGGTCGTGTTCCCGGTGAGCTCGAACTTCAGAGCGCCCGCCGGGAACCCGACGAACTGCTTCGTCGTCGTCGGCGTGGCGTAGGTGATGACGTTGACCGCGTTGGACGTGTACTCCACCGCGGACGGGAGCGTGTAGACGTTCACGGTCCCGTCCGGAGTGGAGTTGCCGGTGATCGAGACGACAGCGAACCCGAAGTCTTTGGTGTCGAGAACCGTCGTCGTGTTCGATCCCTGGGCCTCGAAGACCCGCTTGTAGGTGCAGTAGGACTCCATCTCGAACGGTCCTCTCTCCCGACGACTACGAAGTCGGCGCCGAGACGGTGAAGCCGAAGACGCAGAGGCGGATCTTGCCGGCGCCAGGGTTGCCGCCCGCGCATGTGATCCGGATCTTCGCGGCGGTGGCCTGCCACGGCGTGTAGCCCGCAGCCTTCGACTGGTCCCAGAGGGTGACCGAGACACCCGTCGTGCCGGCCGTGAGGTTGGTGTTGTTGGCCGTGAAGCGGTCGTCCGTCGTCGGGTCGCCCAGCTTCCAGCCCGTGGCCGCCGCGGTGATGGTGGTCGTCACGCGGGCCGTGACGGCGACGATCAGCGAGAGCGCCGGCAGAAGGTTCGCCGTCGAGTCGGTCGTCGTCGCACCGGTCGCCAGCGTGACCTCCTCCTCGAGGAAGAAGGGCTTGAAGGTCGCGCCCTTGGTCGAGGTCAGGAGCGGCGTGTTCGTCGGGAAGCCGTTAGCCGTGTAGATCGTGCCGACGAGGGCGTCGGCGGCGCCGATGTCGACGAGGCCGGAGTTGAGGGGGTTGGGGACGAACGCCTTGGTAACGGCGTCGAAGCCCCACTCGGGCTTCTGAGAAGAGGACCCTTGAAAACCCGCCTGGCCGTCCAAAATTGTCGCCATGGTTAACTCCTTTTCGTGCTCTGTGACCGCCAGGCGCGGATCCGATCGGCCCACGCCAATAGGTCGTCAATTGTCCAGATGTTTTTCGCGATGTTGACTGCGCTCGCGCATATCACTACGTTCTCTGCGGTGTAACCGCTCTTGGGGTCAAGCCTGTCCAGGCTTGCGTTGCACGGCGAGACGGTCCCATGGCCGCCACCGATCGTGAGATCGACACCGGAGTAGTAGCACTTCCATCCCTGCGCTTCGATGGTATCCATCGCCCACTTCCGCGACAGATTGAAGGGCAACCCCAGTTTCTTAGCGCGGGACTTGGCGCCAGAGATGAGGACCGAAAAGTATCTCTTCGGCTCTCCGTATTTCTTCACGGCGTACTGGTTCCGGCAGTCGATACACTCGGCGTAGATACCCCCCTTCGACCTCCGCCTAAACCGTTCAACGGGTAGCGTCTGGCCGCAGGCGTAGCACCTTTTCTCTGCCCGTTCATCGCGGAACGCCTGCCATTTCGTTCGGTTTGCGCCCACTCCGGCTGGGACGGCTACGTGCTTTGCGGCGCACGCAGTCGAGCAATACCGCCGGGGGCCTCTGTCAGATTTGCCGCCACTTTTTAGGATTCCGGTGAATCTGCTGATGGCTTGCCCGCGGGAGAAGTAAAAGTCCTTCCCGCACGCCGCACACACCCTCGCCAGGGGATCCCCATCCATGGTGAGCGGGAACCCATGCTCCGTGGTGATAGCAGCGTCAAGGACCATGTCGTTACGAAGCGGCGGGGCGGCCGGTCTTGCCGAAGACGGTGACGCGGACGACGCCCGTGGCAGCCGTTCCGCCGGTGGCGGTGATTCGGACCTTGGCGGCCGACGCCTGCCCCACGCCCGCGTTCGCGGCCGTCGTGTTGGCGAGCTGGTGGGTGATGCCGACCGCGGTCGTGCCGGCCGTCAGGGCGATGCCCGTGGCGAAGCGCGCGGCGACGTTGGCGTCACCGACCGTGAAGGACGAGACGCCGGACCCGGTGATGGTCGTGACGACGGTCACGGTCACGAGCTCGATGAGGCTGTTGGCGGGAAGGAGGTACTCGGTCGAGTCCGTCGTCGCCCCGGACGTCGAGAGGGTGATGGTCTCGCTGTTGCGGAAGCGGAGGACCTCGTCCTGCCCGCCGACTGGGACGGATCCGGTCGGGCCATTCCCCGCGACCGAAAGAAATCCGCCTACGGTTTCCATGGTTGCCATGTCTCTTCTCCTCTTCTCAGTTCGTTGCCACTTCTTGCCGCCACCAGCCGGAGCGCCGTACCTGCACGTAGCCCTGGTTCTGGTTTCGGAGCTCTGCCTGGGCGATCCGCATCTGCATGTGTCTCGACTGCGGGTCCGATGCGGTGATCCGCCTCGAGAGGAGCACCTCGTTCGGCACGCGAACCGTGCGTGGCCGCGTCTTGACGCCGTAGCGAAGCGAGTCGTAGGGGTCGTCGCCGTCGAACTTGTCGACGTCCTCGGGATCCCCGCCATCCGAGGTGTCCCGCTGGCAGAGCGGTATGCACTCGATGAGCTTCGGGCAGTTCTTCGAGATCATCAGCTTGTTCTCGCCGAACATCTGCTGAAGCAGGAGAGCTCCGCCGACGCGGTCGTTGTCTGCCTGTGCCGGCTCGGGGATGTTGAAGTTGCGGAAGACGTCTGCCATCTCCTGGGCATACGTGCGCTCGGAGTGTTTCCGGCCGAATGCGTCCGGCGAGAGGTAGACGGCGTCGATCGTCTCGGTCCCCGTCATGGAGACGATCTCGTAGGCGAGCTGCTCCGGCGTCAGCTTTCCCCTGACGAGCTCTCTGTGGACCCAGATCGTCGAGCCGTCCCAGGTGTACCAGTACACGGCCGACGGGTGCTCGTAGCCCCAGTCGACCGAGACCCACTTCGGCATCCACGGAGCGAGCTCGACCTTGTCCGGGTCGTAGACGTTGGTGTCGACGGAGAACCGTTCGAAGTACCGTCCGACGAGGACGTCCCAGTCTCCTTCGCGCCAGGCACGCCACAAAGCATCGTCGCCGAATGCCGAGAGCGCGAGCCTGGATTCGTAGGTCGGGTCGTCGACGTACAGCTTCGGGTTGTCCTCGAGCTTCGAAGGGATGAAGACGGCCCGGATCTTGAGGTCCGGGCGTAGGGGATTCGGGATGAGGTCAAAGGGCTGGCCGGGCCTTCTGTCCTTGATGTAGCGATCGCGGACCCACTTGGTGCCGGGCCCGCCAGGGTTCCCGGTCGACCTGCGGACGCAGAAGACGCCTTCGGCGGAACGAAGGCAGGCCATGAGCTTGTCGATCGGTTTCGGCGATGCCCAGTTTGTGAGCTCGTCGAAGGCCATGAAGGTCTGGGCGTTGATGAGCCCGGTCCCGCTGATGTAGTGGTTTGCCCCCTGTACCGTTATATCCGCGACAGTCACACCACCGCACGGGCTCATAGTCACGAACCCCAGAGCGACCGCTTCGGTTCGTGGCCGCCACTCTCCGGAGTACATGTGCCGCCAATGCGAGCCATGGTCCTCCGGATGTAACCCTGCCGTACGTGCGTGGAGCATGACGGGATGACCAGTAGCATTGACCCTCGTCCCGTCTTGGGACACCCATCCCTTCACGTCACGGTCGCCACGCTTCCACTTTCTGGTGAGCGGCATTTTTCGTGGGTTTTGCCTGACCCCTTCTGCCGAAAGAACCGGGTGCCACGTCGGCTGCCGCTGTTTGCCGATGATGTGACCATCGCCGGAGAAGACGCGAACCTCGACACCGGGAGCAACGTACGGTTTAACCGTCCTCGTAACCTTCCGAGGGCCCTCGAGAGTGAGCACGCTGTCCCCGACCTCGATGAGCTCGATGGGCTTCTGCGTGCCGTCCGCCATCACGACCGGGGTGCCTACTTCGACGCAGAACTCTTGCCCGTGGTACTCGTCGGCGTCGGCATCCCGGTCGAGGTACCTGAAACGAAGACTGGCCCCGGAGGGCCAACGCCAGGTGTACTCGCTGGCGGCATAGGAAGCGCCGGTGGTGGCGAAGATCTTCTTGGACCGGTCGATGACCTCGTCCATCTGCTTGTACGTCTTGCGGAAGAAGATGCCGCGGGCCTTGCCTCCCCAGCGCATGGCGTGTTGCAGCCAGTCGCCGAGGAGTCCCCAGGTCTTTCCCCCGCCTCGAGCTCCGCCGAAGAAGACATCGGGGAGTGGACACGTCAGGAGCAGGGTCTGCGGTCCGGGGTTGGGAGCCCACAGCACGTTCCGGCCGCCGTATTCGGCCTTCCCGGGCTCGATGCCGCCCCCTCCGAACGTCTCGGTATCCGACATCCCCAGGAAAGTCTAGGGTGTCCATCCCCGCAATGCTTGACGGTGCAACACTTTGTGCGACACACTCTGCACCCGGAGGTAGGAGATGGTGACCTACGTGAAGAAAGCGGCCTCGTTCAGCATCCGCATGACGGGGCAGGAACGGGAGTACCTGGATGCCCTGGCGGCCCGGTACGACAGACCCAGGAGCTGGGTGATCCGAAAGACGGTCCAGACGCTCGCCAAGCTCGAGAAGAACCGGCGGCAAGGCACCCTGGACGAGAAGGGAGCCGAGGCCCTGAAGGTCCTCGAGAAAGGCCTGAAGGAGCCCATCCGCATCGTGGATCCGTACGCCGGGGAGTAGGTGGAGGGGAAGTGAGCGATCGCAAGCACGAGCCGCTCTCCGACGACGTCAAGAAGGCCCCGGCCAAGAAGAACACCCGGCTCTGGTGCGGCGGCAAGGTCTACCGGGAGCACGTCTACGCCTGGAAGATGGGCGAGTACGACTGGGCCATCCAGTTTTGCACCAACTGCAACAAGGTCCTACAGCGGTGTCCTCCGCCGGCGTGGAGGACCAAGCGCCCGTGTTGCTGCGGCAAGCACAAGAGGTGACTGATGGCGAAGAAGAAGCTGATCGACCTCGTGAACGAGGTCGTCGAAGATTCGATCCTGCTGGCGGACGGGTTCGACGAGGCCTTCCTCGGCATCGCTACCCGTTGCGGGCAGCCGCCTGTGGCGGTCTACGACGCCGACCGCTGCATCCAGCTCCTCGTCGACGGGGGCATGGAGTACGAGGAGGCGATGGAGTATTATAGTTTTAACATCGAAGGCGCGTGGGTTGGCCCGGGTACTCCTTGCTTCATATGGCGCCTTCAGGAGTGGGACGATGCGAAGGAAGAAAAGCGCAGAGGAGAGGCTGGCGGAACGAAGCGTCAGGGACCCGGCCACGGGGTGTCTTGAGTGGGCTGGAGCCAAAAACAACAAGGGGTACGGCGTGATCCGAGTGGGCGAAAAACTACTACTCGCCCACCGGGTTGCACTCGAGATCTCCGGGATCCCCATCCCACCAGGGATGTGCGTGCTGCACCGCTGCGACAACCCGATCTGTATCGAACCCTCGCATCTGTTCGTTGGGACCAACGCTGACAACTCTGCCGACATGGCGCGCAAGAAACGCAGCCGCTGGGTTCAGCGGACTTCTTGCTCCGCTGGTCACACGTACTCAGACGGGAGCGTCTACGTCTACAAAGATGGCCGGCGCGGGTGCAGGGAATGCAGGGCACGGTACCGCGCGAATTACGCCGAGAAAAAGAAAAGGGGCGTCGATGACTGGTCGAAGCCTCCCATGTGAGCCCCGTGACCCGTCCCGCTGGAATCCGGCAGAACGGCTGTTCTTCGCCGGGTTCCTACTGCTTTCAGGGATCTTCATCGCCGTGATCGTCGCCGGCATGGTCCAGAAGAGCCGGGCCCACGACGCTTTCGTCGCCGAGTGCCTGGAGGACGGGAAGAAGCGCTACGAGTGCGAGACGATGTGGGGGCAGGCCCAGGGCGGCGGGCACACCACACCACTGCCGACGAAATGAAAGTAGACAGCTTCCGTCTACTTCTGTAGACTGGCCGACGGGGGGATCGAGATGTCGAACTTCTCGTTCACGAAGCTGTTCTCCAGCATCACGGAGTCGACGATCTGGGCGGAGCCCGACCATGTCCGGATCGTCTGGATCACGATGCTGGCGATGTCCGACATGCGGGGCAGAGTCTACGCCACCATCCCGGGTCTCGCCGGCCGCGCCAGGGTGACCGTCGAGCAGTGCGAGGAAGCCCTCGAGAAATTCAAACAACCGGACAAATACTCACGCTCCCGGGAGCACGAAGGACGCCGAATCGAGGAGATCGACGGCGGCTGGGGCCTCCTGAACTACGATAAGTACCGTGCCCTCAGAGACTCAGAGAAGGACAAGGAGCGGAAAAGGAACTGGGCGGCGAAGAAAAGGTCCGTCGACAGAAGTAGACGGTTGGAGTCGATAGTAGACCACGGTGGACCGGCGTCGACCGGCGTAGACCGTGGTAGACCCAAGACAGAAGACAGAGTACAGAGTACAGAAGAAGAAGAAGGTACTTCTACGTCCCGGGTAGAAGGAGAGGTCTCCGGAGAGAATGGGAGGGGGTCGACTACGTCGCCCCCCGTCGCCTCCTCCAGCCGTGGTCTTGGACGGTGGGCTGTCGCAACGTACGCGGATTCGTGGAAGACCATCTACGGCGCGAACCCGGAGGTGTCCCCGAGGGACGCGGGCGAGCTCAACACCCTGGCTAAGAGGATGGTGAAATCCTGTGAGGGTGACGTCACCGCGGGGAAGGCCCTATTCTCCGACTACCTGTCGTGGTATCTGGCCCGGAACGGGTACTGGGCCACCAAGGCACATCCCGTATCAGGGATGGCTACATCCTCCACGATCAACGAGTACAAGGCAGGGCTCTCGCAGTGAACCTCGCCGAGGTCTCTTCCCGCCTCACCGTCAAGCACCGCCGCGGGGACACCCTTGACTGCGTCTGCCCCGCCCACGAAGACCGCGTGGCATCCCTTACCGTCAACGAAGCTCCGGACGGCAAGATCCTCGTGAAGTGCCACGCCGGCTGCGAAACATCCTCGGTGCTCGCCGCGATCGGCATCGAGTGGGCAGACCTGTGGCCCGACGACGGGAAGTCGGCTCCGTCCACGAAGGTACGCCCGATCGACCCGAGCATCGGCACGCCGACCGCCTCCTACGTCTACACCGACGAGGAGAACGAGCCCCTCTTCCGGGTCGTTCGCTACGACATGGGGGAAGGCAAGAAGCGCTTCGTCCAGCAGAAGGCAACAGGGGAAGGTACCTGGGCCCACAACCTCGGAGACGCCAGAAAGGTCCTCTACCGCCTGTCTGCCGTCAAAGAGGCAGCCGCACACGGCCGCAGGGTCCTGTACGTCGAAGGCGAGAAGGACGTCCACACCCTCGAGAGGCTCGGCTTCATCGCCACCACGCACGCCGGAGGGGCAGGAGCGTGGAAGACCGACTACGCACCAGCACTAGAGGGGGCAGAGGTCGTCATCCTCCCCGACAACGATGTCCCCGGTAAGAAGCTCGCCCAGGCGATCCTCAAGGACGTGCGCGGGTCCCGTGTCCTGGACCTGCCAAACCTTCCCGAGAAGGGAGACGTCTCAGACTGGGTCGCTGCCGGGGGGACACGAGAGACACTCCTGAAGCTCCTGGGTCCAGAGATCTCCGACATGAACCCGGTCGGGTGGGAACAGTTCCAGCAGGAGAAGGAAACGCTCACCTACTTCTGCGGAGATGTCATCGCCGACGAGACCGTGAACATCCTCGTCGCAGACGCCGGCGTCGGGAAGACGACTCTCGTCAACCAGCTCTGCCTCTCGATCGCTTCCGGCTATCCCTTCCTGGGCTTTATGAAGACGAAGCAGGTCCCCGTGCTTCTTCTCGAGGCCGAGGGGGCTCGGTCCCTCTTCCGCGCCAGGGCTGAGCTCGCACGTCAAGCTCTCCGCATCCCGTCGGAGGCACTCCGAGGGAACTGGTCGATCCAGTCCAGGTGGGTCTCGGACTTCGACGCAGGGAACCTGATGGTCGACACACAGATCCGCCGGAGCGGAGCGAAGCTCGTCGTGCTCGACACGCTGGGGTACTTCTTCGGCGACGGCGACGAGAACTCCGCCAAGGACTGGAAGAAGAAGATCATGTTCCCCCTGCGTCGCTACCGTGCCCTCTACGGGTGCTCTTTCATCGTCATCCACCACGAAGGCAAGCCGGGGGAACTTCGCACAGGGCACAACAAGGGCCGCGGAACCTCTGCCATGTTCGGCGACTGCGATACGTGGTTCGCCATCGAAAACTTCGAGTCGAAGCCGGACGAGTACTCGAGTCTCTCGGAGGGACAGCGAGAAGAGGCCGACAACGAAAAGACGCTGCGCTGGCACAAATCGAAGGTCGGCAAGAAGCCGAAGCCCATCACCCTGAACCTCGACGTCGACAACGCCATCTTCACCGTGAAAACGAGCTCCATCCGAGAAGAGCTGGATGCAGCTCCCAAGACCAGGAGGACGAAACGTGACTTCTGACAAGGCCCACGCACCACGGCTGATGACGCTCAGGGAACTCCTCGAAGAGATCCCCCCCGAGATTGCTCCCGCGGAGTCATTAGCGGAGTTCCTTGAGCTCAACAGCGAGCACTACAAGCGGCACCACCTGAAGTCCCAGAGGGTCTGGCTCGATATGGACCATACCCTCTGCATCGAAGCCTACGGCGCCGAAGATCACTACTGGATCGAGAAGAGCCGCTACAAAACCGCAGCGCAGAGATGGGAGTGGGCTATGCACCTTCTCGAGAAGACTTGGTTCACTCCGCCGCTCCTCTGGGACCTGCTTGTCATCATGGGCAGGCCGCAGCGCCGGTGCGATCCATGAGCCACGTCGTCGTACCCCCCGGCAGCTTCGTCGGCAACGGGTGGTTTGAGAACGCCCTCCACGACACCGCCTCCTGCGGTGGCTGCGGTGCCCAGCTCGACGTCTACCGCACCGACGAGAACTGGGCCGGCAAGCCCGCCGTCAGCACCTGGGTCTGCGCGCACAAGCTCGAGGACTGCGTACGGTACCTCGCCGAGGAACTCAAGAAACTCCGGCAGGACCTCGTCGGATGAAGAAGAACCCTCCCTCCCGCCGCCCCGGGCCCCCGCTCTGCGTCGACTGCGGCCTCCCCGTCCTCGACCCTACCTCCTGGGGCGGCGCCTGCCTCCACGGTCCCTGCCGCTCCGTCCGCGGCAGCAAGAGCGCCAAGGCCAAGTACGAACGGCACCACCACGTTTCCTTCAAGCCGACCACGAAAGTAGCCAAGCCGATATGAGCGACATCCTGACCCGGCTGCGTGGTTACAACCCGCCCGACCGCACCGAATGGACAGGCCGTCTGATCTCACAGGACCTACACGACGCAGCCGACGAGATCGAACGCCTTCGAGCCCGCATCGCAGAGCTCGAGGCCCAGCTCCAGAACGCCGGCACCGGCGCCATGGCAGCCGTCTACGTACGCGGCCAGGATGGCAAGACCTCCTAGACCGCCCCAAAAACCCGGTTTCCGGTTCGCTGGAGCTGCCCAAGCGCCCCGGCCTGTACCCGTGGACCCCGAACGCCTCCTACCCCCCTCCAAACGCAAAAGAAGGGCATCCGGCAAGAAAGGTTGATATGGAGCCACCGGAAGACCTCCCTCCCCTCGGTACCCTCGTCCCCTACGTGGAGGGGCCCCTCGGCGTCGCCGTCGGCTCCATCCTCTACGAGCACCGCTACGCCGACGACCTCTCCTGCCGCTCCACTACCCTCTGCTGGCGCGTCATCGAACCCTCCCCGGAGGAGTCCCGGACCCTCAAGCCCAGGAAGCTCTTCCTTCGCCTCGAGTGCATCGCAACGGGTTCCCCGTGAGAGCCGAAGTCGAACAGCCCGACGGCTCCTACGTCCTCGAAGACCGCGGAGAGCCCGAGTGCGGCAGAGACTTCTGCGACTCCTGCGGAGACTGCCTCGCCTGCTACGGCGACGGGTGCCCGGACAACGACTGGGGGGGCCACCGCTGGGTCATCTACTGTCGGGAACGCTGGGAGAAGTTCGGCCTCAAGACTCCGCCGGAAAAATGACCGGTGGACACCCCTTTTCTCGAAGGGTGCCGGGGGGATACCTGGGTAGGGGGGGGAGAACCTACGGAGAGGGGGGGGTGGGTGTGGGAAGGTGGGTATCTTGGTCGGCCTCTCGCGCGTTCCCTATCCCAACCAAAGGTTCTCTGCTCCAGGGGGGGGCCATCACGAGAAAAATTGTGTGAGGGGGGCTATGTAAATCGGCGGGCCGCCGGCCGCCGAGCGTGCCCCCCCTGCGGACCCGGGCGTGCTCGCGCCGTGGGCGTGCGCCGGGCGTGCGTGCTCGCTCGCAGCGTGGAGGCGGGGGACGTGCGGTCGACTGCGTGAGGCGCTCAAGGCGAGGCGCTCAAGGTCGACTTGCGTGCGACCGGGGGCGGCCCGGAGGGTCGAGCCAGCGTCCGATAAGCCCTCTTACGTGTGAAAGCGCTCAGTCGTCCTCGTCCGGTGACAGGCTGGCGACCGCATCCACCACGTCGTCGACCCGGACGGCGGCAGCCGGGAGCTCGTAGACAGGCGCGGCCCGTGGCGTCTCGGCGAGGACCGACACCGCGTCGGCTGACCAGTCCATCTCCGACGCGCGTAGGACCGGCAGAGCGATGACCCCGCGGATCGTGGCTTCTACCTCGAGGCGGTCGGGGATTCTGCCTTCCAGCCTTTCCCAAACCATACCGAGGACGTGCCAGTCGAGCTTCTCGTCCTTGTCGGTCAGGTGGCCGACGACCCGTTTGACGACTTGGCCTATCGGGAGGGAACTATCCACTACTCCCTGCGAGTCGCCCCACAGCTCGGCCCTGAACAGCTCGGTTATGGACCTGTCCATGCGTTTGGAGCCGGTGGAGATGGGGGAAGCCGAGCGGCGGGAGGCAGCGGAGGGGCGATAGCCGGTGAGGGTAGCGGCCGAGGGGGTTGAGGCGGCTGCGGAGCGGGAGCGGGCCATGGTCGGTGGGAATGATAGCGCCTTGACCCGGTGGAAGCTTGGTTGGGGTGAGATCTGAGTTTGGTTGGCTCACCCCTTGCAGAACCTAACATCTGGTCCCTACACTATATGTAGGTCACACAATGTGACGCACCGGACGATATAGGAGGACGACGATGGGAGCCGCCAACACTCACGACGAAACGAACGAGATCGAGACTCTTGAAGTCGCTGACCGCACCTGCTGGGACGTGATGACGACCGCTCTCGAGGGCGGGATCGGCTACTGGGCCAGCGCCCGGAAGATCCTTCGGCACGCCGACGACGGGACGCCGGACGCTTTCTCGATCGTCTCCTGCGAGATCCGCGAGGACGGCATCGACGGGGACGACCCGGGCGACTGGCTCCCGCTCAACGCTGACGTGATCCGCAAGGGGATCGCGCTCCTCTTCGACCGGCAGGTTTGCCCGGAGTACCTCGCCGAGTCGTTCGTGGCGGAGACCGACGCGGACGGGGGATGCGCGGTGGACGCCGATGCAGCGGACGCGATCGTCCAGCTCGCCACGCTCGGCTGCATCGTTTACTGCTGAAAGGACGCTGCGTAGACGTCGGGCTACGGGGGCGGGTGACAGACGCCCCCGGCACCGGACGCCTAGACAGGCGAGCCGACAGGAGGACGACGATGAGCAGAGCGAGACTCAACGCGAGGACGAACGAGGAGAGGAGCCAGCGGCGGTTCGTGAACGCCGCGGAGAGGGTCCTGACGCGGCTGGCGAACAGCCCGGCGCCGATCCCGGCCAAGGCGCTTTCGATGCCGGAGCGGTCGGTCCTGCGGCCGCTGGAGGCCGAGGGGGTCATCACCTACACGGGCGAGGCGTGGGCGCTCGCGCCGGCCGTCGAGCGGCAGATCAGGACGGTGCTGAAGTGAAGCAGTACCGCTGGGCGCAGATCCCGCCGCGGACCGAGTACGACGCCCCCGGCTCGATGCCGAGGGCGATCCTCTCGCCGACCTGCTACGACCTGCGGACGGCCTTCGTGTCGACGGCGGCCCGGGCGCTCTGGACGGTCTGGTTCCGCGACCGGATCGAGCCCGGGCTGATGCCGGTCCTGTACCGGAGGCTCAACGCGGGGGATGGGCCGTGGGCCGAGGTGACGACCGAGGACCCGGGCGTGCTGGCGATCCTCGAGGGTGACGAAGACTGGCTTCAGGCGGACATCGTGAAGGAGGCGATGCTCGTCGAGGGGATGAGCGAGGAGGCGTGCTGGGAGACGATGGACAGGATCGAGACGTGGGATGGCTGGACGCCGCTGACGCTCCGGGCCGAGGAGCGGACCGAGGCGGTCTGATCCCGTGCGGGTTGGGGGCGGGTTCGACCTGGGCTCGCCCCCATCTCAGACCGGACCAGAAGAGACCGGCCAAGACAGGAGGACAACAGACATGAGACCGACGACCATCACCCGGGAGGACCAGAGGCTCGGATGCGCTGCGGCGTTCGTAGAGCGCGACTGCACGGTCAAGCACGAGGGGCGCTCGTACGAGGCAGGCGGGGCGTACAGGGTCGGGACGAAGGCGCTCGTCTACGTCAGCGCGGACGGGACGCGCGTCACGACGTGGCACGGGGAGCCGGTCGGCTGGGCCGAGGTGGTCTCCCAGATCAAGCTGCCGCGGTGGAGCTACGTGAGCGGGAGCTACATCTACTCGTACCGGGTTCGGATGCACGACTACACCGAGTGGTACGGCCGGGGCGGGGGAGCGGGGATGGCTCTCAGCCTCCGGCAGACCAAGGCGAGCCAGCGGGCCGAGGAGCGGCGGGAGAGGCAGGCCAAGGCGGAACAGGGGATCGCGTCATGAGCGAAGACGACGGGCTCCCCTTCGTCCCGCGAGTCAACGGCACGGCAGACCGGTACGACTTCCGCCTGAGCATCGAGGACCGGCACCGGTTCAGGGACCTGCCGTACCGGTCCCGCCGCTGGATCGAGATCACGGACCAGAGGACCGGGACGAAGTACCTCGTCCGCCGGGCATCCTGCGGCAGCGGCTGCTACTGCGACGCGCTGGCGAAGCCGCTGCCGGAGGTGAAGCCGTGACGTCCCTCGACACCTTCTGTCTGACGGCATTCCTGATCGGCGTCCCGACGCTGTTCTGGCTGGCGGTGCGGTGGGGCGCGCCGAGGAAGGGAGGACTCTGATGCCGCTCCCGATGAGGAACACGACCTTCCCCAAGATGGACGAGGCGCGGCTCGTCCGCTTCGTCCGCTCGCTCAACCTGAAGGCTGCCAATCAGGGCAACCGCTTCCTCTGGATCGAGCGGGAGCGGGACGGCTGGAGCATCGGCCGGGGCGCGTCCGGCACGCAGTTTCACGACCAGATCGCTGCCGGGCTGACGGCCCGGGAGTGCTACGCGGTCATGCTGGGCATGATCAACGCACAGTAGAGGAGGACGACTCAGATGCCGACACTCGAAACCGTGGAAGACGTCCAGCGCCTGCACCGCGGGCACTGGTTCGACCGGGACACCATGCGTTTCTTCCAGACGCGCATCCCCGACGCTCGCGTCTACGGAGGGCGGTACTTCATCTCATCCGAACAGTTCGGGGCGCCGCGAGGCTACACGGTCCGCGAGATCAACCTCGAGACGGGGGACATCAGCACGGTCGGGAAGTTCAACAGCTACCCGAGCCTCAAGGCGGCACGGGGCGCGATCTGGGCGCTTCTGAACGAAGAGGACCGGAACGTCTGACACCGGCGGAGGGGCGCGTGCGATGCGCCCCTGTACCGGGGCCAGAGGCTCCGAACAGGAGGACGACGACATGAGCACCGAGGAATCCCCCGAGATCGCAGGCCTCGCCTTCGAGGTCGGCATCGAGATGCAGCGCGTCAATGCCATCACGAAGCGCGAGGAGTACCTCGCCACGCTTCACCCCGTGAACGCCGACCAACGCTATGCCTTCGACGCGTTCGGCGGGTTCACCGGGTGGTGGGCGTTCCTGCGCGACGTCGCCGTCTACCTCTGCAAAGCGAAGGACGACACCGAGGCGGAGATCGACGCCGGGAAGCGGGAAGGATGGCTGGATCTCTGGGCCATGCTCAGCCGGGCCGCGAACATCATCGTCGAGCGCTTCGTCGACGAGGAGCATCTGAACGCTCGGGAGATCGCGCAGGAGACGGTGGACGAGGAACTGGGCGACTTCGGGCTCGAGTACGAGGTGAAGCCATGAAAGCGCTCGAACCCGAGGTGACGAAGTGAGCGAAGGCGAGGTTCTGAAGTTCTACTTAGCGCACCCGAACCCCGCCGTACGCACGATGCAGGGCCGCAGGATGGGGGTCAAGACGAGCCCGGCCAAGGCCCGGGCCGTCCGCATCAACGGTCGCTCAGGGGGCAGGCCCATCAACCTGGGCATCCTCTTCCACAAGCGGTACGACAAGGAGCACCGGAACCCCGTCAAGGTCGCCTACTCGCGGAGTTGGGGGGGCATCCTCTTCACGTACCCCGACGGGCGCCGAGAGTTCTATCCCGAAGGGACGTGCTCCAGCCCCGAGGAGGCGGTCATCCTGCTTGATGCGTGGTGGGGAGCTCCCGAGGCGGTAGTCACCCCCGACGGGCGTAACGAGCCGGATTTCGACTGGTATCCGTTCTGGCCGCAGGGAGTCCCCATCGGCCGGCGGAAGCCGAGGAAGAAGGTGGTGGGATGACCGGCCTCGACTGGATCATCCTGCTCTCCATCGTCGTCGGCCTCTTCGCATGGGGAGCCCGGGAGATGATGAGCACCCGCCCCCCGGCTCCCAGAAAGCCCCGCAAGCTGACCGACGATCCTTCCTCTGGGCCGCCCGACAGCCATTGCCTGTAGACCGTAGATAGAGCTTGACTTCCGAATAGCGCCCACACAATATTCAGGTAGGAGGACGAACCCATGAGAACGCCTTTCCTCATCGACCGTCACCAGATCGAGCACCCCTGCACCGTCGCCGGGACGTCGGCCGCGACGATGCGGAGCATCTGCCACGTCCAGTTCACCCGGAGCGGCTACGGGGCCGCCGTCGTCGGGACGAACGGGCACTACCTCGTCGCCGTCACGCCGAACCAGTCTGCCCCCGAGTGGAAGGACTTCCCGACCGGCACCGTCTCGCTCGACACCGACGTCGAGGAAGTCGACTGGGCCCCCTTCGTCGTCGACCGCGAGGACCTCGTCAACGCCCTGAAGATGCTCGGCAAGGGCAGCAAGAAGATCCCGATCCTGAACTACATCCTCGTCATCCCCCCCGAGCCGCAGGCCAGCTACGTCCGCCTCCTCGTCCCGCTCAACGGCACCCCGCAGGTCGTCGAGTGCCGGTGTCTCCTCCGCGGAGAGGACCGCTTCCCGGACTGGACGAAGGTCGTCGCCGAACCGAAGGCGTGGAAGCACGGCAGCGGCTCCCGAGTGGCCTTCGACGCTGGGTATCTCGACCAGATCACCGACATGGTGCGGTCGGTCTCCGGCAGGACGTCTGCCTCGCAGGTCGAAACGAACTTCGCGTTCACGGACAGGGGGCATGAGGGGCCGCTGATGATCTACGGGACCTCCGAGCGCTTCGTCGCCATCCTCATGCCGATGCGCTCCGACCTCGACAAGGGCAAGCTGAACCGCACCGCGGCCGAATGGGCGAAGAAGCTCCGCTCCCGCTTCGTCATCAAGGGCGAGGTCCCCGAGGCCGAGGAGGCTGAGGGGATCGCCCCCGCCGAAACCGACGCTTGTGGGGTGGCTGCCGCCTGAACCTGGGCCATCCCTGCCCGCCTCGCCGCAAGGGGAGACGGGCAGAGGAGCCGCCGAGGCTTCGAAGGAGGACGACGAAGATGACGCGACGAAAGTTCGGCCCGGGCCGTGGACGCGGCAGGCCCCCGCTCAATGTCGATGGGCTCCCCCCGGCCATCCTGAATCTCAAGATGCCCGAGGACCTGCGCCTCCGCCTCCGGGCGGCCATGAAAAAGGACGGCACCACGGCCTCCACGATGATCCGAAAGGCACTCGACAAGGCTCTCCCCCCAGCTCCGCCCCTCCCGGTGCCGGTGCTGCCCAAGGAGAGCGCGTGGCCGGAGCTGGACCCCTACGAGGCCGAGGAGCCGCCGCCGAGCTACGACCCCACCACGGGTACCTACCGGTTCCCCGGGGAGCCCGAGGAGTAGGCCAGTGCTGCGCCTGCACGAGCTCTCCAGGGCGATGCGGCAGCACCTCGAGACCGAGTTCCCGGAGGCCGCGTTCACGGTTTCCTCGAGCTACGTAGGGCGGAAGGACGCCCCGAAGACGCTCCGCGTGGACGTGGAGTGGGTCAACGGTCCTCCGGTCGAGTACGTGAAGACCGCCTCGAGAGCCTTCCTCGAAACGACGGCCGAAGGCCTCTGGAAGGTCGTCTGCCTGCGCTGGTATACGCCGGCATGGGCGAAGGACATGGCCGCTTACCACGGCGCCCGGGTCAAGATCAGCACCTGCGGCTACAACAGCGCTGCCCTGATTCACCCCCCGACGAATGACGAGGACGGCGAGGCGGCTCTTCGCCAGTTTCGCGCAACCCTCGACTACTGCTTGGCCCCGAACGAGGCCGGGAGGACGAAATGTCTGACGAACTGAGCCCGCTATGGGCGCAACAGTTTCCGAAGCCACCCACGAGTCACACCGAGAGCGCGAGCCACGCGGAGTTTCGGTTCTCCGGCGGCCATTCGAGCAATCGCCTCATCTCGAAGCCGAGCAGGATAAGCCGAGAAGAACACCCCGCGAAGCCCACGCCGAAGATCCCCACGGATGTTCGCGGACTGATCGACACGCTGCAAATTGACTGGCCGGTTGTCGGCCTTATCCCCGTTGAGGTGGTCGATCTGAGGGCTATCCCCGGGAGCGAAGGTATCGGCTATCACACGGTGGAGGGGACGGCGGACACGACCCCATGGCCCATGGAGCACCACCCGACGGTATCCCTCGTGGGTAACCTCCGGACTGAGCACGCGGCCACGCTTCCCGCGCACTCGCCCCATGGTAGAAGCGGCGTAGCCGTAAAATCCGGGTACTGGACGCCATTCTTCGGTACGATCGTCGTCAGCCATCGTGAGCCCTCCTACGGGTTCCGAGGTCAGGCCCGGGGTGAGGGTGACAGCCCTTCCCCGGGTCGAACTTCATTCTACAGCCACACAGCCATCGCGGCGCAGGCGGCCTGAGATGGGCGACTACCCTCCCTGCCCCACCTCAGGGCCCATCACGGGATGCTGCACGGTCGCCATCCCGAACACGTCCCAGTTCGCCGTCGTCTGCCCGGGGACCGCCACCCAGACGGCCGCGGTCCCGACCCTGTCCTACGTCAGCATGGCTCTCTTCGCCGTGCTCATCATCGCTGCCGCACTGAGGAGGATCGGATGATCGAGTGGACACTGAACAAGTCTGGGACGTGCCGCTCCTACAGGGACGTCCCCAAAGGTGCCCGCGTGGAAGCGGTCAACGGCCGTTTCGTAGTGGGAACTTGCGAGACGTGCGGCAAGGTCGTCCTCGAGGGCCATAGGTATAGCACCTGGGCCGACGACATCGTGACTTGCGCCAAGTGCAGCGGGCCGCAGAAGGAGAGAGCATGAACGACTTCCGCTACCCCAACCCGGATTTCTGCCCCCCGCTCGCGAAGGCGAACATCGACGCATGGGTCCGCCACGCGCAGCCCGGCGGGCACTTCCTGACGGCCGTGCTGGAGAACAACCTTAGCGGCGCGATCGCGCACGGCGACCTCGACAACCTCGCAGCCCTCCACCACATCGTCGCCTACCTCTACAACCGCTGCCCGGGAGCCTGCTGGGGGAGCCCCGAGAAGGTCAAGGAGTGGCCGGAGCTGCTGGCGAAGAGGGGGATCGACAAGTTCGAAACCGACTGACGCCGGAGTAGCCCAGAGACACGAGCGCCCCGGGGCAACCCGGGGCGTTTCGCTTTCAGGCCTCCCCGAAAAGGTCTTGTTGCCCCCTGCGTATCAGCTCTTCGCGTTCCTCCCTGGCGTCGGTAGCTTCCTTCGCCAGCTTCTCGGCTGCCGAGCACGACTCGAGCTCGTCGAGGATGCGGAGCCTCTTGCAGTCCGGGTGGTTGGAATGACGGACGACGAAACGCTTCCCGTTGTCGAGGACGGCCCAGGTCACGGCTTCTCCCCCCGCGCCCCCGCGAGGCGGCGCCAGCGGGCGTCGGCCTCGGTGCGGAATTCGGCCACGTAGGCGCCGACGATGCTTTCGGTGGCCCGCCTGCGCCCCAGCTCGACATCGGACAGATAGGCGGCAGAGCGGACGAAGCGACGCGCAGCCTCTCGCAGCGAAACACCCGCCGCCCTACGAAGCTGACGCAGCCCATCCCCTTCGACCCTGTCTATGAAGCCGAGCCCTTGGCACGCCCGGCACGGCTCGCGGTAGACCTTCAGTTGCGGTGGGGGCAGCGTCCGCGGCGCGGTCACTCCCGCACCTCCGCCTTGATGTCGTAGTAGCGGTCGAGCGCCTCTTCGATCGCGTGGAGAATTCGGCAACCCGGCTCCTTGCTCTCTGGCGAGCGCACGAAGATGTCCGCCGGATAAACCTCCACGAGCATCCGCCGCGTCTCTTCCGCCCATTCGGGCAATCCGAGCGGCGGAGCGGGTTCGGGCTTCGGCGGTACTGCCCCGAACGGTTCCCCCGGCAGCGTCCGCGGCGCGGTCACGACCGGCCTCCGCGAGAGGCGAGGGCGGCGAGCCCAGCCTCGGTCAGTTCGCCGCACGGGCCTTCCCCGCCGCACCACTCGCACTCGACGCCGTCGGCGTGCCGCTCGACCTGATGCCAGAGGCCGGACGCCTCGGCGGCTTCCTGCGCGTCGGCCCCGTCGATGTCGCCGGGATTGCCGTCGTCCCACCACTCGGCGAGCATGGCTTTCCCGAAGAGGGCTAGGGCGCGCAGCCGCTCGTTCTCGGCGCGGAGGGCGGCGTCGTGGGCCATGAGCGTTGCCCGCGTCTCGGGGTTCACGTCATAGAACGACTCGTAGCCCCGGTTGGTGCATTCAAGGATGTCCCACCATTCGCGCTCGTACTCTTCGGGGCTCAGGATGTCTTTCACTTCCCGCCTCCCGCGAGGGCGGCGAGGAGATCCTGCACGGCGTGCGCGAGCTTGGCCGGCATGATCGGATGGCCGCAGTAGTCTCCGAACTGATCGGCGCCTCCAAAGACATCGCGCATGGCTTTGTCGGTACGCTCCGCCGCCTCCCTGACCTCCTCCGGCAGCGCGGGCGCGGGCTTTCCGCAGCGGCAGATGACCGTATCCACGTCGCCATCTTTGTCGGCTAGCCCATAGAACCCTACGCCGTGGCAGTCGCGGCACTCAGAGTTGGGCTTGGAGACTGGCTCCGTCGCGGCGAGGAGGGAGCGGAGGGCGTCCGCGACGGTCAGCGAGATCGGCGCGAACGACCACTCGTCTCCGGCGACCGCGATATCGTGCTGTTCCAGCGCCTCCTGCGCCTCTTTGACGGCTTCGGCGAGATCGGTGTTCATGCTGACTTCCCCCATCTCCTCGCGCTGGTGATTAGGTTGTCCGCGTGCTTGCATTCCTTGCAGTACCGGCTTCTCCGGCCCTTCAGCGTTCGCACGCCATCGAGGGCGTGACCCTTGGTGCAGGAGCGCCGCCGCTGTTCGGCGTGGCGCCCCTTGCTGACGCAGTCGTGCGCGTTGTCGGCGGCGGTGCCCAAGAAGAGATGCCGCGTGTTCACGCACGGCGGGTTGTCACAACGATGGAGCACGAACAGACCGGGCGGGATGGGGCCGTGCTCCAACATCCAAGCGAACCGATGCGCCGCATATACGCGCCCACCCGACCGGAGGCGTCCGTAGCCGCGTCCAGTCACCGTCCCCAGCCACAGGAAGCACCCGCTGTTCGGTTCCGGTATGACGAACTTCTCGAATTGCGCCGCCTCCCTGCGGGCCGTGGCGAGGTCAGCCATTGCCGTCGCCGTAGCCGTCGCCGGAGCCGAAGCCGGAGCCGGAGCCGGAGCCGTCGCTGGAGCCGTAGCCGTAGCCGGAGCCGGAGCCGTAGCCGGAGCCGGAGCCGGAGCCGTCGCCGTAGCCGTAGCCGGAGCCGGAGCCGGAGCCGTCGCCGTAGCCGTAGCCGGAGCCGTAGCCGGAGCCGTAGCCGTAGCCGTCGCCGTAGCCGGAGCCAGAGCCGGAGCCGTAGCCGGAGCCGGAGCCGGAGCCGTCGCCGTAGCCGTAGCCGGAGCCGGAGCCGAAGCTTACGCTCGCCATTCCGGCACCGCCGCGATGGATGACTGGGCCTCTGGCGTCACTGCAAGAATCTCGATGGATTCGGTCAGCTCGACCCGCGAGACCGCGCACGGGAATTTGCACGTCGCGGGGCTTTTCGTCCCGCGCACGGCGAGTTCGCTGAGGCTCGCCGCACCGGTCCAATACCAGATTCGGCGGGCATCACGGAGCACGACCTCCTTCCCCTTGCGAGACACCAGGTATCCAGCGAACACTCCGGCGCTATGGGTGCGGACGATGACATACCGCTGCTTCGGGCTGGGCTTCGTCGTCTTCTTCGTGGCCATTTTCTTCTCCTTCACTTGCTCTTCTCCTTCTCCTCGCGCTCTGCGGCGCGAAGGCGGGCGGCGTGCGGGCGCGTTCCGCGTCGTCCGTAACCCCACTCATCCGACCGGCACGGCTGTCCGGGGTCAGCAAAGCAGTACGTGCAGTAGACGGCCAGCGGCCCGCTCATTTCTCCTCCGGCGGCGCGGCGAGAGCCCGCACGATCTGCTTGTGCAGGAAGCCGCACCCAGCGCAGTTGTGAGCACCGCCGCTCATTGACAGTAGATGGTTAGCGACACCTTGTAGCTCTTTTCGCAGCCTCTCGTTCTCGGCGCGGAGTTCCTCGTTCGCGACGACCTCACGGTCCAGCGCATCCGCCGCGCAGACCGGGCAGGAGTCGCATTGGATGCAGCGGACGCACTCATGGTCGCTCACTTCCCGCCTCCCGCGAGGGCGGCGCGGAGGTATGCCGCGCGCTGCTTGAACGTCTCCTCGTACGCGGAGTGCCCGCTCTCGGCCTCCTCTTCGCAGAAGACGATCTCGCGCTCGATGGTGAAGCGCAGCCTCTCGTTCTCGGCGCGAAGGGGCGGCTCCGAATCCTTCGCCTTTTCCGTTTGACGGCTGTCCCGGACCTCCGCGTTAAGGCCGTTCAAGAACCGCTGATCCGCAATCGACTTCGGGCGCCCCAACCGGGCGTTCCCGTCGAGCCATTCCTTGACGAGAGAGATGAGGCGTTCCGTCTCTTCCTCCGCCCGAACCCGCAGCCCGAACTGTCGCCCGCGTTCCTCTTCTTCTTTGTCGATACGCTCACGGAGGGACTCGACCTCGCGCCACGTCATGTCGTAGGCCGCGCCACGCTGCTCGGCCAGTGTGAGGGCCGCGTTGCGCTCGGTCGTGAGGGCGGCGATGTCGTGGCCTGTCTCTGCCATGACATTGGCAAGACGCGCCCGCAGCCAGTCCCGCTCTGCGCGGACGTGTCCGTTGCACTGCCACGTCGTACCGGCCCGGTCCTTCGCGGCGTCTTGTCGGCAGTCCACGCACGCCGGGTCGTATTGGATCTCGCTCATGGTTCACTCTCCAGATCGACCACGACCTTGACCTTGGCGAACGCCCAGCGCACGCCAGCCGACTCCAGACGGAGGGCCACATCCACGGCGACTTCGTCGGCGACTTCGATGAGCGCGTCTTGGACCTGCGCGTAGTGGTGACGGGTGCTGACCGGATTCAGCGCGACCCGCTCTTCGCGGTTAATGCGCGTGAGGCTCATCACTTCTCTCCTCCCTTCTCGCCCCGGACGGCGGCGTCGAGCGCAGCGAACGCAGCGAACCGACGCTCAATAACCCGCGCCGTGTCGGCCCCGGTGAATCCGTAGAAGGCGCGGAAGTCGTTCTCGGCCTCCACCATCTCCACCGCCGCCCGTGCGACGGCGAGGAGGCGCCGCAGCGTGCCGACACGGATCGGGACGCCGGTTACGTCGCGTATTGGGTCCGACACGTTCGGCGCCCATTTGTCGATGGTGCGCCGCCCCTCTTGGATGATCTCGGCGAGCGTTACCTCAACGGGCACGGTTGGCCTCCTTCTGGCGCCGAATGTGGCGGCGCATTCCGCGCGACGGACGGAGGAAACAGTTGAGCCGCCTCATCGCTTTGGTGGCGCTTCGGCAGCTGAGTCGCAGCCGGTCATACGACTCACAGAAAGCGTGGGCCTTGAGCATCGCGGCCCCCAGCCGCTCCCGCATCTCGTGCGAATACCCGACGAGGCTCTCGGCGAGCGTCACCGGCCACCTCCCTGCGCGGAGAGGTACTTGATGACGCGGCACACCTCGCACACCTCGTCCGGCGGGACGCCAGCCTCCCGGCAGGTAACTCCAGATCCCGGCTTGTCACGGCACCCCTCGGCGGCGACCATCCGGAGCAGCGCGAGCCGCTCCGCCGCCTCCCGGACGGCGTCGGACGGGGGCGGGGAACTCTCCGGAATTTCCGGAAGGTTCGCGGTGGCGGCGAGGAGCCGCTCGATGACGATGCACAGGTGATCCATGCTGCCGAAGACGCGCTCGTTCGCCCGCAGCCGAAGCGCCTCCTCTGCCTCTCTCCGTGCGGCGGCGAGGTCAGCCACGGGGGCGTCACTTGCCATTGGTCTCCTCCTTCTCCTCGGCCCGCTTGCGCGCTGTCGGGCGTGGCGGATACCCTCTTGCTCGACATTGGAAGCGTCGAGACGTTCGGCGTGAGGCCGGACAGGACGCGGCCCGTACCCCATGTCCTTCGACAAACACCCGCGCCCCATCGGCTCTTTGCACCTCGGACACTCCACGTCCAGCGGGTCCGCGCTCACGGCTTCGCCTCCGGGAACAAAACGCGAGTCATGTCCTGCCCGCGCGTCGGGGTCCGCAGGGGGGGGGATGTCCCGGCTTTCCGCCCACCTAGCGTGCGATTCGAGGGCGCCCATCGCAGAGGCGTACGAGCGTTCCATCCGGTGGGCATAACGCCACGGATTTAGCCACGCCCACCACGGGCGGGTGTCGCGGACGACGTCATCCCACGACATATGTTCGCGCCCCGGTCGGCCGCGGACAGCGGCGTCTGAGTAGGTTGGCGCGCTCACGGCCTCTCTCCTTCCGGCTTCGCCTCGCGGGTGGCGGCGAGGAGCGAGCGGAGGGCGTCCACGCACCGCTCTACCCTTTCCCTCACAACATCCACAGCTTCCGCCGGATCTCTCGTGAGCGTCTCCTGTAAGGCCGCGTCCTCCCATCTGGCGTCCCACTTCGCCAGCGCCGCCTCCGCCTCCTTGATCGCGGCGGCGAGGCCCGGGCGGCTCACAGCTCCACCTCCCCGTCGAGGCGGGCGAGAAAGGCGCGGGCCGCGCACGGGCCGCACGGTCCCGCAGCGTTCATGTCGATGCAGGTGCCCCGCCAGCCGCCACGCACCAGCCAGCACGGATGCGTGGCGATCTCCCGCAGCGCCTCGCGGAGCCTGCCCCGCTCGGCCAGGACATCGCGGACAGCCTCGATGACGTTGGAGTGGTGCGTGGTCGGGGCGAGGAGCGCCGCGACCTCCGTCAGCTGCCGGTCGAACGCCGACTCGCGCTCCGCCAGCCGGTCCCGCTCCGCCTCGGCCAGCGCGGCGCGAAGCGACTCGACTCTCTTGTTGAGCCACTGCACCTCGCACTCGGCGCACCGGCAGTTGTCGGTCCTGCGGCAGACGTAGCGGATCTCGCTCACTTCCCACCTCCGTCGAGGGTGGCGCGGATACGGTTGGCGAGGTCGCTGGGCATGTGCTTTGGCTCGTCACTCATCGTCCCCTCCTGGCAAAAAGGCGGTCGGCCCCCGTCTGGACGGGAGCGCCAGCGTCGCTACCTCTACAACTGAATTCCCCGGGAAACCGTCTCCATGATCTGGGCGAGGCGTCTCGCCTGACCGGGAGACCCTTGCGACTTCAAAGAACTCCGACCGCCTGTTTCTCATCTGGCACTCTTCACGATGACCCTGTACTCGCTGAAGTTCTCGTCGCTCAACCTGCGGATCAGCGCTAGGACCATTTCTGTCGTCGGGGCTGGCAGCCCGGCCTGCCGGAACCAGTGGTCTCGCACAACCTTGGCGGCATCCGTCTGGCCGAAAAGGAACGTGTCGATCCTCCCCCGCGCCGGCGACCCTGGAGAGGTGTCCCTACGGTCGGTGACCGCGTGGAGAATCACCGCGGCAGCCAGCCGCTGGTACGGCGTCCATTCCGTCGCTGGGTCAAAGGAGAAGACCTCCTTGCGGACCACCTCGAGCGGATCAACCCGTTCCTCTTTCTCAGCCACGGCCGTACTTGAGCCGCCCATACTCAGCGATTGCCAGCGCTTCGGCTATACCATCCTTTGGAGTCCTGCACCCCATGGGGATCAGATTGACCGTAGGGTAGGCCCGGCGTGCCCAGACGATGGCTGCATCCTTGTCCTTGAGGCTGCCCTCCAGAATCACCTTCTTCCACTCCTGGGGCCTTACGAGCTCGGTCCTGACCTGCATCGCAGCCAGGATGCCCAGGAGCTCCCCGAAGCGCCGCCCGAAGGTAAACGTGGAGCTTACCCCCTGCTTTGGCATGGCCGCGACCTTCTCGATCACCGCCAGGTCGAAGCCGAGCGTGAACCAGTCCTTGACGATCTCCGCAAGGTCCACCTCGTTCCCGGCTAGGGGGAACAGCTCCGCAAGCGGCTGGCAGTCGTCGCCGATGAGGGCGTACCCGCCGTGCAGGCCGGGGTCGATCCCAAGCACTTTCACTTCTGCTTCCTCCTTGCGGCGTCAACGCGGTTCTGGAAGGCACGTAGCCGACGCGAGAGCTGGTGGTTCCGCCGGTGGAGGTCGTTCACCTCTTCCTCGAGAAGGACGAGATGGTCGAGTACCTTCTTGGTGTAGTCCGCCAGGGTCTTCCACTGCGGGGGCCTGTCGATCCAGAGATCGTTCGGGCGCAGGTCCTCGATGACCTTGGTGTGCAGGGCCTCGGCGACGCGCTCGTTCATGGAGTGAAGGAAGAGCCTCCCCCCGGAAGGGGAGGCTCCCCCAGAGCTACGGCTGGACCTCATCGAGGGCGGAGCCACCACGCATCGACGCCGGGACGTCGCTGGGCGGCATCGGAATCGGAGGCGCCGGCGGGTTGTCGACGCGGTAGAGGAAGACGTTCGAGACCGGGCCCTGGAAGATGATGTTGTTCGTCTTCGGGTCCTTGATCTGGATCATCCCGTCGCCGCTCTGGATCTTGAAGTCGTCCGGGAAGTCGATCGTGTCCTCGACGGTATGCGTGAAGCGGGCTCGTATCATGCGGTCACCTCCGGCTGGGTTTCGGCCTTGGCCCTGGGCTTCCTGGCCTTCCTGGCGCCGGCCTTGGGCCCGCGCTTCCGGGGCGCGACGATGCCGTCCAGGAGGTCGGCGTTGATCGGCCCGGCGAGCTTGCAGATGGTCTTGAGCTCCTCCAGGAGGTCTGCCCTGCGCGTGCGGGCCTCGGCCTCGAGCTTGGTGCGCTCCTCTTCGAGCGCTTCGAGACGGCTGGTGATGGTTTCGGTCATGGGGCTCCTTTCTGGTTACCCTTCTTCGCCAGGCTGACGCTCGTCGAAGAGCGCCTGGTCGGTGGGGTCGGGCTTCGTGACGTTCGCGGCGATCTGGTCGGACTTCGAGGGGGGCTCCGGGAGCTCCTCGATAGTGATGGGGTTGATGTCGATCACGCCCTCCATGCCTTCGAGAGCGTCCGCCTTCGTAATGGCGTCCTGGCTCTCGATGCTGAGGGGGAGCATCTTGGCGAGACGGCGGATGGCCGTCTTCTTCATCATCTCCTCGTAGTCCGAAACCCATGCCCCTGCGTTTCCCATGCGGCTTTTCGCGCGGATGTGCTCCACTTCCGCCAGCGTCATTACCTCGAACTGCGAGCCGCCGTCCTTGAGCTTGGCGATGGCGTAAACGAGGACCGGCTTCCCGCGCTCGCCGGTCAGAAGCGGGACGTGGCGGAGGACCGGGTTGAACCCGTAGGCCAGCTCGAAGATGTCGTTCTGCTTCACGACGCGCGCCTCAATCGACTGGATTTCTCCGGACCGTCGCGCGAGCTCGATGAATCCTCTGTACCCCACAATTAACTGGCATTCCATTTTGCCAGTCTTCCCGTTCTTGAACGGGACGAGGTAGGCCGAGCCCAGCGCGCCGCCGCAGTCGAGGCCGAGCTGCGCCGCATTCATCACCGACTGGAGAATCGTCCCGGAGTCGCACTCCAGAAGCGTGGGGGTCTTCGACGCCGCCACGAGCGCGATTTTGATGAGCCGCTCCGGCGTAAGGTGCCGCGGGATGACCGCGGCCATCGACGGCCGCGCCTCCTCGAGCAGCCGCTTGAGCGTGTCCATGCGTTCCTTCGGTTTCACGATGGCGTTACCGATTGCCATGGGTCCCCTTTCTCTTCGCGTAGGCCAGTGCGCTATGCGCGCGAGCGCAAGGTGTCACGGATTCCCCTTCTTGAAGGTGGGCATGAAGTACCTCGTCGAGGGGCCCACCTTGGTGTATTTCTGGATGATCTGGTCGGAGATCCCCTGCGCTGCGGCGAGGGCCTCCCAGTCGGTGTTCGCCCGGCCCGCCCGCTCCTTCCACGTCACCTGACCGCACTCCGCGGTGAACCCGTCGGCCTCGCCGATGCTGTTCTTCAGGAGGTTGGAGAGCTCCTCCTCGCGGTCCTTGAGACGCTTGAGGCCATCCCGGACGTCCTTCAGGTCCTCGAGCCACTTCGCTTCGTGGGGCTCCGCCACCCGGAGCGGGGTCCGGTTGTGGGGGAACTTGTTCTTGACCCAGAGCCCAGCGGTCTCGGAGGCGTCGATCGGTGGCGGTACACCGGGGACGATGTGGTCGTTCCAGAAGGCGCTGACCGTCTCGCGGATCTGCGCCCCCAGGAGCGCGCTTCGCTGGACCGTGTAGAGGCGCACCTCCTGCCCGGCCATCATGGCGGCGACGTCCCAGACGTCCAGGTTCAGCACCTCGAGATAGGTCTGCACCTGGACGAGGTAGTGGGTGGGGATCTCGTCGGTGCCCTCGGGGCCCCAGCCCTCCATGGCGTACTGCCCGACGTTCTTGAACTCGACACCGCGCTCCTCGTCGAGGCAGAGGCAGTCCGGCGAGGCCCCCAGGAAGGGCAGCTCCGGGTGCCGGTAGATGGTGTTCTCGACGCGGCGCACCTTCCGTCCCGTGAGGAGCTCGTACTCCTCGGCCAGGATCTTCTCCATGCGCCGGCCCAGGCGGAGCTTCTGGGTGTCCTCCATGGGCGGGACGAGGCCGGTCTTCTGGCCGTAGATCTTCCAGGCATCCGCCCAGGGGGAGAGGCCCATCAGGGCCGCCACCTCGGAGCCGCCGACGAAGGTCTCCCGGGCAGCGGTCCACGCTTCGACGTCGGGGAAGACGATCGGGGGGGGCGTCTTCTCGTAGAGGGTCATGAGTTCACCACCGGCGCGAGCCGCTCGATACGGTCCTTGTTCTTCTGGACGTTGCGGCCGGCGTCGACGGCTCGATAGGCCTGCTGGCGACGCTTGAACCGCAGGTCGTCTGCCGTCCTCTCGATGGGCTTCTTGCGGGCTCCGGACTTCCGCTTGTACATCAGTTCTCCTCTTTCGGGACGCGGTTCAGGACGGAGATCAGCTTGAGGGCACGATCGGAGCTCTCGGCACACTTCGGGCACCGGCCGACGCGCTCGTCGAAGACGACGTCGCACTCGACGCAGAGCACCGCGACCTCGAGCGGCAGGGTGTTCTCCTCAGAGGGGGGCTGCATGGTGGGCACCCGGAACGGGAACTTCTTCCATGGGTACTCCTTGGCACCTGCGGCTATTTTCTGTAGGCCCCGGAATGTCATGCGCCCTCCTTCCAATAATGGTTGTGGACGATCGCCGACACCATCTGTTGGCTCAACCCAAACACGGCCCCCACGGCGGCCTGAGTCATATCTCCACGCACGGCCATCTTCCTGATTTCTGTCGCTACTGGCCGCGTTATTTTTCGGTAAGCCACCCTGCGGCCCTTCTGAATCATGTCCCCGACGTTGTCGGCCTGTGTCCCCAAAAATAGGTGTGCTGGGTTCACGCACGGGGGGTTATCGCACGAGTGCAGCACGCTCAGGCCTACGGGGATGGCCCCGGAATGCAATCGCCAACTGACTCGGTGGGCCTGCTCCATCCTATCGGCTAGCCAGAACCTCCCGTATCCATCCTTGTCTCTACGGCCAGTCCATTCCAAACAACCGGAGGAAGCCGTTGCCGTATGCCGGTGAAACCGTTCGAGGTCCCGTGGTACCATTTCAGCGTGAGGGTGCTTAGTCGCCTTCATCGTCCTCCTGGTGAGCCCCGGACTCGTCACCCGGGGCTCTTCTTTTTTCAACGGCAGGGCCCGGCTACGACGAAGGTAACCGGGCGGGTCGTTGGTGGGGTTGTAGGTGGGGAGATGGCCGAAGAGGCGCGGCCGGAGGGCAAGAGAAGAGGGGCAAGGTGAAGAGAGGGAGACCCGAGCGAACCCGGGAATGCGTGTCGGCTTATAAGGCTGATGCAGTAACCCTCTCAATTCGGCCCCCTCGTTGTTCAGCGGAAAGCCCGGAACCTTGAATAGCGCCGGGCCTTATTAAAAGTTGCGAGGCAAGAGGTGGGGACGGCCGTTTGAAGGCATCTGCTCTACCGTTGAGCTAGTGGCCCCGAAGGGCGACATTGGATTCGAACCAACAACAATATGCTGTAACCGTCTCCGAGCGGCCTCGCGGGATGAATGTACGGCAAGTTGTGAAGACGATGTTTTAGTGCTCTAACCAACTGAGCTACCCACACCGTAGAAGGGGTGTGGGGCCGGATTCGAACCAGCGACCTCTCGATCCATAATCGGTAACCGTCTCCGATCGGCCGTACGTTAGGCCGTACGTGGCGGCAAGTTGGCGCCGAGGGAGACATAATGGAAGTAACCCTCGGCTGTCGGCCGCCACATGTTCTTCAGTTGTTAAAGACCCCGGTTGTGCCGTAGCACAATGTAGCGCTGGTCAGACCCTTCCGCAAGCGAAATCTGCGATGAGCCGCGGGGCGACCGTGTCGAACCCGACGACGTCGAGGCAGCCCGGATCCCTGGCGTCCGCGATAGTGAAACCTGTGGAGGTCATCCCGATGACGACGAGCTTCGCGTCGGTCCCAGTCTGTTTCCGGTACTGCCGGAGAGCCTCCATGGGGTGGACGGACCCGCTGTGGGTCTCGTTGTCGGTGATGACGATGAAGCAGTCGACCTGGAGTCCCTCCTCCATGGCGTTCAGCATCGGGCGGGCGCAGTCGGTCCCGCCCCAGGGCCGGTTCTGGGTCGCCTGGAAGGCCTGGGAGAACTGGCACCCGTCGTTGATGCCGAGCGGGATCATCATAGAGTCGCTGGCGGGCCAGCCGTACCGGTTCACCACACGGGAGGACGAGAACCCCCGGATGACGTAGTTCGGCTTCTCCGCCTTCGCGATCGCGAGGGCGAGGCACGCAGCCCCGGCCGCCGGGGTGAGTCCGGGGACGCCGGCGATGACGCCAGAGTACATCGAGGGCGAGACGTCGACGCCGATGTAGAACCGCTTCCCGGTGGGCTCGAGGAAGTCGAAGGACCGCAGGAACGCCCCGTCCAGGGCCGACACGATCGAGTCGACCTTGACCCAGGTGTTCTTCCCCCGGAAGCCGTGGCCCTGCCCGTACGTCAGGAGGGCCGCCAGGAGCTGGATCGGGTGGACGTGGGCCTTCCGGATCCACTCGTCGTTCCCGAGCCCCTGGACCACCTTGGCGGTCGCGGCAGACAGCGGCTTGAGGAGGCCGACCTCGGTCATCTTCCCCAGGTTCCGGATCATGGCCGTCATGGGCATCCGCTCGAGGAGCGCCGCCCAGACCTCCGTGTCGTTCAGGAACTCGGTCTTGACGCACTCCCGGGGCAGGTCGTACTTCCGGATGAGCTCGACGGCCTCCTTCGGGTCCGTGGCGCGCTTCATCCGCTCGAAAGCCCAGACGCGGGCGAGGACCTCGTCCGGGTGGACCTCCTCCCCGACGGAGGGCCAGCCCTTGACGACCCAGTTCAGGATGTCGTTCCGGCGGCCGGCGACCTTCGGGTGGGCCAGACGCAGGACGTCCCGGTGGGACCATCCGTCCCGGGACTGGTACTTCATGACGTCGTAGACGAGGTCCTTGTCGGAGTGGGCCTCGTACCAGCGGGCGATCGCCTTCCGCAGACCGGTGCCCATGCCCCGCTCCGACTTCAGCATCGCCATGAGGTGGAAGAGGTGGGTGCCGATCTTGGCGACGCCGGGGAAGGCCTTGTAGGCCGCGCGCCGGCCCGCCTCCGTGCCCTTCACGGCCACCCGGGCGAGGGCGTAGAGGAGCGGGTCCTGCTTCGGGGCCCGGCGATCCTTGACGTTCTCGAGGATCGTCTCGACGACGCGGTCAGGGTCCTCGGCGATGCACCGGTCGAGATTGGCGGTGTTCGCCTTGACCTGGGTCTCCTGGGAACAATAGTAAGTCGAGCCCTCCGCACCCAGAATGAGGAAGCGCTGGAGGGCCTTCCAGGGGTCGAGTGCGTAGACGAAGCCTCCGGCCTGGTTCTGCACCTGGCTGGAGTCGAGCGGCTCCCTCTGAGGGATGGTGGACTTCCTCTTGGGAACAAGGTAGGCCATGTGGGCTCCTCTCTGGTGCGTATCGCACCGGAGCGCACTGTACTACCTACCCTTCGAAAGTCAAGTCAATCCTTCTGTTTGAACCAGCGGCGCCACTTCCCCCGCTTCTTGTCCTCGGCGTGGAAGTCCTTGCCGACCTCCTGGTCGACGCCGACCTTCTTCGCGAACTCCGGGGAGTGCGCGATCGCGTTAAAAAATCTTGCCTGGCGTTTACTGGACGATGGAGCCATCGGACTCCCCCTTCTTCTTGCCCTCCCAGCGAGCGAGAGCTGCATCTCTGGCCCCTGCCGCCAAGTGCGAGCATTGAGACTTGCCCCTACAGGCCCTGGAACAAAACCGCCGTTTCGTAGCGGTAGCTGGGGTAACCCGGATAGCGGCCCCGCATCGTTCGCACGGCTTCATGGACTCGGTCCGTTTGTAGGCCCCCGCACACGTCGTGCTACAGAACTTCGCACCCCTCCGAACAAACACCGGGTTGCGGTAGAACGTAGCGCCGCAATGGAGACACACTATGTCTTCCGCGGACCTGCGTGGCGTCGGTACAACGGGAGCTTCCGTAAAATTTACCTCCGCGACCGCGCGCCGCCTGTTGAATTCCTTGCGATAGTTACAATTGTGGCAGAGTAGCTGGTACTTGCCGGCGGGCCAGCCCTGCCGTTTGAGGCGAGAATAGAGCTGGACACCGCCCGCGCCGGCGGGGCGTTTCCGCTCTGTGTACCCAGTATCGTCGATGTGGTCCAATACCAGTATCACTGGATCGCCCTCGCCACAAAGCCGACATTTGCCGCCGTACGCGGCTACCATTTCACGTCGGATGCGATCCCTGCGCTCGGCTCCGTAATGCCTCAGATACCCCTTGTTACATTCGAGCCAACGGGCAAGGTTCTTTTTGGCTTCTTCAGACTTTATCGGCATGGTGTGCCTTCTGCCTCCACGCCTCAAGTATACCACCGTCTACGCGAAGAACTTCGCCTGTTTCTTCGACGTGCTGGGCATCGCGCCTCCCCTCACTCGTTCCCGAAGATCGCCTTCAGCCGGGCCTCGATCTTCTCGACGTCCTTCCCTGACCGGGTCTTCCGCCAGAGCGCCGGCCGGGAGCTGCCGTCAGAGGCCCGTTTCCCGTAGGCCTTCTCGTGGAGGATGGGCTTGATCTCTTCCCGCTCGCTTCTCGAGGCGAGGTCCCAGAAGTCCAGGGCGATCTCGATCGGCATCGACCTCGAGTAGGCGGCCTGGAGCGAAGTCATCCCGCCGGCCTTCTCGACCTTCTTCGTGTCCTTCGGGTGGAGCTCGCCTTCGTCTTCCTTCTGCCGGACCTCAGAGAGGATTGCCTCTCGTTCAGCCGGAGTCTTCGCCCCGCGGAGCCGATCGTCGGCCTGGGCCAGGAACTTCGAGCGGTCACCCTGTTCGCGGGTCTTCGCTCCCTGTGGCATGTGCTCCGCGGAGTACTTCTTCATCGCTTCTGTCAGGGGCGTACCCGTGACGTAGCTCGGGGCCCGGGTAACGCCGATCATTGGGGCCCACGCCGGGAGCTTCGTGTTCGGATTCGGGGCGCCCTCGATCATCTGCCGCACCGAGAACGGCAGGAACTCACGCATCAGGAATTTGGCGTCGTCGAGACGCTGCTGGAAGAACGGGTCTTTCGGGTCGTGGATCTGGATGTTCCAGAAGTCAGCGTTCCGGCCAATGTAGTAGATGTCACCGAGGACCGGATGCAGCTTGTGGGTGATCGTGGTGAGCGGGTGCGTCGACCAGGCGAGGACGTCCTTGACGTAGGTGGCATACATGAACCGCTCGTCCGTGCCGTCGGTGTTCTTGGCCCCAGTGGGGACCGCGTAGAGGTCATTGAGCTCCTTCGGCGCCTTCTTGTGGAGCATGTAGTAGGTCATCGCCCCGATGACGCCCATCCCCCACGCCAGATAGAGGCCGTACGCCATCCTGTGTGTCATGACCGGGTCCCGGAGGTCGTAGCGAGGCGCCGGCGGCTCTTCCGGCCCGCCTTCGCCGCCCTTCCCGCCCCGCGGCGGCCCTCCCGCCGGCGGTTTGCCGACGCGCCGGCCGACGGTGAACAGGTCGGTGACGGCCCCTCCGAGGTGCCGGATGTCTCCGGTGTTCCAGCCGAGGCTTCGAACAGCGAGCATCGCGACGTCCTTCGCCGTGCGGTTCCAGAAGAGGTTGTCGTAGACCATCTGCCCCATCCGGTCGTCGACAGCGTCCCATGCCCGCGCGAGGGCGTGACGCAGGACGTAGGGGTCGACGTCGGGGCCGAGGCGCTCGACTTCGTATCGGGCCAGCATGGCGAAGACACCGAGCTTCATCCTCGGCACCCACCACTCCATCAGCCATGCGCCCGTCTTCTCGAAGAAGGCCGGGAGCAGGTTGCCGAACACTCCCAGGACGCTCTTTTGCCGGAGGGCCCTGCCGAGGGCCTCCCCGGCCTTCGTCATGTAGAGCGACTCCTGCTTGAAGCGCCCGCCGGCCGTGATGACCCACTCCACTTCCGGGATGCTGGCGGATCCCGCGAGAGCCTCCTGCATGATCTGGTGACCGCGGTAGACGTTCTGGATGGGCGTGTGCGGGGAGAGCCCGAAAGCCATGTTCTTGAGGCCCTGGCGTACGTCGCCCTGGGCAAGCTGGTAGATGCCTACCGCGCCTCGAGAGGTGAGGGAGTCGAGAACCGTGAACATCCAGTGGAAACCGGAGAGCCCAAGCTGGGCCTGGTTGAGGAGGTTGAAGACCCATCGGACGCCGCGGTAGGACTTCTTGTGCCCCAGGCCCGGCGAGAGGGCCCGGTTGACGATCCTGGCGACCGGCTTCGGCGCCGCCCAGTAGCCCTTGACGAGCAGGCCGTGCAGGTCCTGCTTCGTCGTGATGGTCTTACGGGTGATCGTCGGCTTCAGGTCGAGGATCGGGGCGGTCTCGTCGTTCTTCTTGAGGAAGGCCTCGAGCCGCTCGAAGGCCTTGGGGGCGATCTTCCGGTAGTGCTCCTTGTTCGTGACATACCCGTCGAGGAGGTTCGCGACGAGCTCCGGCCGGCTCATGACGTACTTCTTCCGGCTCTTCGAGATCTTGTCTTCGGTCTTGATCCGGTCCTCGGCCATCCTCTTGAGCTCGTCCTCGATGCCGGGGGCCCCCTTCATGAGCTCGTCCCAGAGGTCGTACTTCTGGTCGAGAAGGTGCCCGATCTCGTGCCAGAGGAGGCCCAGGGGGGATGCGAAGCGCGTGAGGATGATGCCCCGCGTCGGGTAAGCCACGCCGTGGGTTCTACCGGTCCCCGGGAGACGGTAGTGCTTGGCGCCCAGGTCCGCGAGGATCTTCGTAGCACCGTCCCAGAGCTTCTGGTCCACGACCTCGTCGAGCTTGATGTTGCCGGGGCCGTAGATCGTCCCGACCCGTGGGTCCAGCCTTTCCCAGCCCGGAGGGGGGCTCGGCATCGTCTCGACCGAGAAAGCCTTGACATAGCCATGCCGGCGGCCTTCGGCGAGCCACTGGTGGCAGGCGACGTACTTGTAGACGTTGTGGAGGTGATCCAGGACCGCGTCGATCGGGTTCGGGTGCTTGAGCTTGAGCCCGGGGCCGCCCTCGCTCTCCGGCTTTAGCCCGTCGACGATGAACTCGATGTGCCGCTTCTTCAGGAAGGTCTTTGACCCCTCCCAGTTCCGCTGCTTCGTGAAAGTGGCCGACCAGTCCTCCGCCTTCTTCGTGTCCGCCCAGAGGTGCGGGAAGTAGTCCTCGAAGAAATGCTTCAGGCGCCCGGTGCCGAGGTTCCGGATGGCGTCCCGTGCCTCGTCGAGGATTTCCCTGACAAGCTCTGCGGCCTCGTTCAGGACGGGCGTCTCTTGTGGATCCCCGCGCTCGATCTTGTCGAGGAAGGTGACGACCTCGGACTCGCTCTTGCGGTCGAGCTCGATCTTGGCCGCCTTCAGCATCGTGTGGGCCTGGAGCAGACGGTGCTCCCGCCGGGCCGTCGTCTCGCGCATAGAGTCGCCCGCGAGGGTCGCCTCGAGCGTTGCCGTCTGCGGCGCGAAGGCGTTCCGCATGTCGGAGAAGAGCTCGGAGAACGTCTCCCGGATCGGGTGCTCCTTGACCTTCGGCAGCGGATCCGGCCGCTCCTTCTTCGGCTTGGGCCCCTTTTCGATGAGCCGACGCCCGGCCGCGAAATCTCCAGCGTCCCGGGTGCTCCCACCGCGAGACGCGAGCCCTGCCTTGCCGGCGGGGGGCACGAGGGAGACGACCGGGTAGGTCGACATGAACCGCGCCAGTACGGGCTCCAGCGCCTCGTCGGCCGGGAAGAGGTACCGCGACGTATAGCTGTGCCGCTCGACGAGGACGCCCATCTTTTCGACCTGGAGTCTGGCGTCCCAGAGCTTCTGGGCAGCCTTCTGGTCGTTGTCGTCGATCTCGATCCGCTCGACGCCCGTGATGAGCGACCGCCGGAGCCACCATCCGTTCGCGAGCTTCGCCCGCCACTTCCCGTTGAGGACCTTCTCGATGACTTCGGTCGGAGTGATCTCGCGCGAGCTCTGCCCGACGCCAAGGTTCGTGAGGACTTCGTCGAGCTCCGCCGCGTCGATCAGCCTCCCGAGGATGCGCCCGCCGTCCGTGATCTTCACACGGCGGATGCGAGGCGTGCCCGCACCGAGCCGGTTCCAGACCGGCAGGAGCGCCCCGCTGACGATGTGGAGGGGAGACTCGTGGAACTTCGGGACCAACTTCGACTGCTCGTCCCAGAGCGCCATGGCCTTCTCGAGATCGACCTCGTCGAACCGCTTGCCGTCGATCTGGCCGCCCCAGGAGTAGAAGTCCTCCACGGGCTCCCACGCCTGCCCGAATGGGGTCTGGGCGAGGAGCTTCATGTGGACCGTGCCCTGCTTGTCCGTGGTAGTGGTCCGGTTGTCGTAGAGCGCGTGGATGCGCCCGCTCGCCTTGTTCTTGACGTAACGCTCGATCCCGCGAGCCCCCGGGAACCGGAGCGGCTCCCGCTTCTTCTTCGAGATGAGCTCGTAGTAGACGGTCTCTGCGTGCGACCGCTTGTCGATGTTGACGACGCTGCGGCGGACCTCCTTGACCTCGTCAGCCCGGATGTCCTCGACGCCGAGCTCAAGAGTCCCGGCCTGCCGCGCGACGTCGATGAGGTGGCCGAGGAGGCTGCTCAGCTTGTCGAAAACGATCTTCTGCCCTTCGAGCGGCATCGAGAGCACCCGGTTCAGGAACTGCGTCATCTCCGGCATATCGAGCGTGCTGGTGATGTCGAGCCCCGTCGCCTCCTGGAAGTCCTCCCTCGACATGCCCTCGAGCTCACCTCCGCGGACCAGCCCGAAGAGTGCCGATAGCGCCTGGGCGGCGAGCGGCGACTCGAGGTTGTCGGACTCGGTGAACATGCCCTGCCCGGCTGCGGAGCGCTGGCCCTTCGTCAGCGCGCCTGACTGCGCCATGCGGCGAGCGATCGTCGAGACAAACCGCTTGTGGCCCGGGACCTCTGTAGAGACCAGGATGTCTACCGGCGCGTTCTCCTGGTTCGACCGATGCGTACGGCCGAGGCCCTGGATCGCCTTGTCGGCACGCCATCCCGGCTGGAGCAGGTAGTGGTAACGGCGCCGCTGGTTCTTCGCGTTCCGCGATGAGTGGTAAGACGCGCCTGTGCCGCCCGCCTCGGAGAACACGAGGATCTTCTTGCGGTCCGCCATGAAGTCGGCGGCCTCGGAGGCGTTCGCCGTGCTGCCCCTCTTCTCCTCACGGAGCTTCCCGTCCGGCCCGCGCACGAGTCGAGCATTCCGCCCGGTAACCTCGGCGACCTTGTCGGGCCCGAAGTGGTTGATGAGCTGGTCGAGCGCACCGTCCGGGACCGGGAGCTGCCCGAGCTCCGTCAGCAGGGCCTCCCGCATCGCGACGGCATCGGGGTTCTCGATGTAGTCCCCCTTCGAGTCCGTCGCGTAGACCATCTTGACGTTGCCGTCTTCGTCGGTCTTCTCGACCATCTGATGGACGGGGAAGCTCTTCTCGACGTACTCCATCAGGCTGCGCCGCGGCGTGAGGTCGAGGCTCTCGAGATCGTCCTCTTCCTCCATCTCCTTCTTGGCACGGTCGAGCTGTGCCTTGCCGGTCAGCGTGAGCTGGACGACGACGGCGTGTCCTTCCTTGAGCTGCCTCTCCATGTCGACCAGGACCGTCGGCATCTGGATCGAGGTCAGGACCATGTTCCAGAACCGCTGGTTCGTGGACCAGAACTGGTTATAGGCGTTCAGCTTCGCCCACTTGCTGATCCGGTTGGCGTGGTCCTTCGCGGTCAGGCCAAGAGCATCGTCGATCTTGCTCGAGACGAGGCGCCACGCAGACGCGAGCTTGTCCCACATCTCCTTCTGGCTGTCGGTCAGATCGTGCTGAAGCCGCTGCACCTCGACGCCTTCGAACGAAAGCGTCCGAGCGCAGTAGACGCCCGCGGCCTTCATGCCCTGGGCCACGAGCTCCATCGCTGCGATACCGCCGCTGGCGACGCTGGTGACGAACTTGCCCTTGTCGGGGAACGCCGTCTCCTCGCCCCAGAGACCGAGCCGGTCAGCGTAGGCGAGGTTCGAGACTTCCGTAGCCGCCGTCGCAGAGGCGTAGACAACGCGGGACTTCGGGAGCGATCGCGCCAGACCGATGCCGGCAAGGGCCCTCTTCGAGGGCTCCTTCTTCCGTCCCCCCTTGGACGTCGCGATCGCGTTCGCCATGTTGTGGCTCTCGTCGTAGGCAATGACGCCTTCGAAGTCCGCCCCGAGCCACTCCTTGATCTGGTCGATACGGGCGACCTTCTTCACCTGGGAGGCGGCCTCCGTCTCGGCCGGCTGGTCTCCCTTCTTCTTCTTCTTCTTGCCGGAGGACTCCGCTGCAAGCGTCGTGTAGGTGACGACGAGGATGCCGTCCTTCTTCGGGACCGACCCGTCGGACGCGACCTTGTCGAGCCGCATGACGTTGTCGGGGTTCATCCCGATTGCCGCGAGCTCCTTCTTGATGTCCTCGACGAGACGCCAGTTCTCCGTCACCCAGACGGCTCGCTTCCGCCCCTGGCGCCAGTTGTCGGCGATGACTCCGGCGATGATGCGTGCCTTGCCGACGCCGGTGCCGTCTCCGACGAGGAACCCACGGCGCTCCCCGCTGGGAAGGATCTGTTGGTGGGCGTTCCCGGAGAGGGCGATCGCTTCGAACTGCGCGTCCGAGATGTCGCCGCGCTCCATGGCCCCCTCGGAGATCCACGGTGAGTAATCGACTGGAGGGTACTTGACGGCCGACATGGCGGCCGACTCGACGAGCTTGGCCGGATGGGGCTTCAGCCCCTTGATCTTGATGCTGGGGGTGTACCGTTCGAAGACCGCCGTAGAGAGCTCTTCGCTCTCACCCGTACCGGCGGTCTGTTCGACCTTCAGGTCTCGGGCGTCTGGTCCAGCCCCTGGCTCAACGTCGAGGACAGGCGGTCGTAGTACACCTCCAGCAGGTTTGCCGCGACTTCCGCCGGGCTCTGGCTGTGCAGCCACTCCGGGTCGAGCTTCGGGTGCTCCAGCTCGAGGTCCGGTTCGTCGTCCGGGTGCACCAGCCACTTCCACGCCCGGCCGTGCTTCGCTCCCAGGAGCGTGTTCAGGAACTGCCCCGCCTCTTCCCGTACTTCCCTGTTCCCCGGGGGCGTTACCTCGCCCTGTCTCCGGGCCCACTGCATCAGTTGGAGTGCGTACAGGAACTCCGGGTCGGGCTGCGCTACCTGGCCGAGCTTCTCTTTCGCTAGCTGGTTGAGGGGCGTTTCGTTCTCCGGAACGATCTCTTTCGCCACCGGGCACCTCCGTCTCTATTTTCACTCGTTCCGGGAGTGTCGGCGCGAAATCTTCGAGCTGCTTCAGTGTCTGGCACTTCCGCTCCCGGATCCCGCCGACGTCCTGGGGCTTCTTCACCTTGTCCCAGATCAGGACCCGGGTCGGGAACGACGTCCCGTACTTGGCGTAGATCTTCTGGGCCCCCGTCATGTCGAAGTTGGCGACGAGGACTCCCCCGATCGCCTTCATCTCGTCGAAGACGGCCCGGTACTTCGGGGCAAGCGGGCTCATCCCTGCTCCGACGATCGCCACGAGTCGGCCGCCGTCGCGCAGGGTCCGGAACGCTGCGGTGATGTGCTTGCCGGCCGTCAGGATCGCCTTCTTGTCGAGCCCCGCCGATGCCGAGAAGGGGGGGTTCATCAGTACGACGGTCGGCTGGCGATCGCCGCTCAGTTCCTTGGCGAGTGCGGAGTTGATGATGCCGGCGTCGACCGAGAAGGTCTCGCTCAGGCCGACGCCCATGTGCTGGATCAGCTCGGCCCGGTTCTCCTCGAGCTCGTTACCGAAGAGCTCCCGCGGCTCGTAGACGTGTGCCGCTGCGGACAGAGAGCCGAGGCCTACCGACGGCTCGAGGACGACGTCGTCCTTCGTGATACCGGCGAGCTTGGCTACCACGGCCGCGTAGTCCGCAGGCGTCGAGAACTGCTGGAACTTGTCTGTGGCGACGTCCCGGACGGTCTTCGTCGGGAGGTCATGGATCAGTTCGCGCAGACTCTCCCGATTACCCATGAAACGCTTGTCGGTCGCCGCGAGATAGTTGATCGCCAGCTCGATCGCGTCGTAGAGGCGGCTGATCGAGTAGTCCTTCGTGACCTCTAGGCCCGTCTTCGCCTTCAGGACGTCGGCGAGGTCCTTCGCCGTCGACCACATCGCCGCCGCCTTGCGGATCCTCTCTCCCGGCGCCATCGGACCGGTGTGGTAGGTCCCCGGTGGGGCCTGGAGCTCGACGATGGCGTCCCGAAGGGTGCGAAGCATCACCGCCCCGGGGGGCAGATCTGCCTCTACGTCTCGTTCGGGTCCAGGTCCTGGTTCACCTTCTGGCTCGAGCCCGAGGCCGGGCTGTCGCTGGTCGCCCGGTGCCGTTTCGGCTTCAGGCTCTTCATCGCCGCCGCCCACTCCTTCGGGTGGAACACCGGGGACAGTATCCTCGCCCTCACCTTGCGCCCGAACCACTTCGGTCCATGGCTGCTGGGATGAGCGGCCCGCGGTCTTGAGTTTGGAGAGGACGGTGGTCGCATCGTTTCCCTCGAATATCTTAATCGGAATGCCCTGGAACGTGTGGATCTTCCCGTCTTCTGTCTGGATCTCCAGGAAGGCGTCCTCGAAGGCCTCGTTCACGAGGCCCTTGGCCTCTTCGAGCTCCATGAGCGCCAGTTGGCCTGGCCGCTTGAAGGCGATAACGAACTCGTCTCCGCCGATATTGAAACCGCTACCCCCGACCGTGATGGCGCACTTTTTCACGATGTCGGCGGCGGCCTGGATCGCCGCATCGCCCGCATCCATGCCGTAGGTGTCGTTGAACCACTTGAACGCCTTCAGGTCGAGCGCGACGAAGCGCTCGTAAGTCTTCTCCCGGCGGACCTTCTCGAAGGAGTCCTTGTTCCAGAGCCCGGTGAAGTGCGTATCTGCCCGGCGAGTCTCGGCCTCGGCCCTCTCGCCGAGGAGGTCGACGAGCTCCTCGAGCTCTTCTTTCGAGGCCCGCTTGTCCTTCTTCTTCTGGAGGAGCTTCTCGATCCGGGCCGTCGTGTCCGGATGCTCCCGGCGCTCCCGCGGGCCTTCCGTGGGCTCCGCCCGGCGCTCGGGGCCGGCGTACCGCTCTCCGTCCTCCTCGGTTTCGGTGTCTGCGCCCAGCTCGAGCTGGCCCTCGTCCGACTTGGGACGAGCTCGGTACTGCCCTCGCTCCCGCTTCCCCACGATCTCGTCAAGGTCCGCCAGCTCCTCGTCGGTGGCCGTACCCTCTCTCTCTTTCTCGAGTAGACCGTTGACGTGAGCGGTTGTGCTGTCGTCCCACCTACGCTCCTCGCCCTCGTAGGCGGGGGCGGAGACCTCGGGAGCCTCGACTGGCGGCCCGAACTCGTGCTCCTTCGGGGGCATGTGTGTGTTCTGAGTCTCCGGGGCGACCGAGATCTTGGTCTTGTGGACGTTGCGCTCGACGCCGTTCGGGAGCTTCACCCTGAACTTGCCCTCGGAGTCCCCGTGAGACTGGACCTCGACGGGCTGATCGCCGACGAAGGCCGGGAACGGTACGGTCAGGTAGCGGTTCTCGCTGGCCTTCTCGAGCGGGATCCTCTGCGCGGGCGTGGCGGCAGGGGCTTTGCCCTTCTTCTCGACCGTGATCGTCCCGGGGTCCTCGTCGAGGCTCAGCGCGGCATCCGGGTAGGAGTCCCACCGAACGGCTTCACCGTCCTCGGTGACTTCCCCTCCAACCTTCTTCAGGTGGCTGTAGACCCTCGTCCCCGGGGGGACGCTGGCCTTGCCGTCACGCACCGTAATGATCTGCTGCCCGGATGCCTTTGCGACGCTTCGCGCCGCAGCCACGTCTTCAGCGATACGCCTATCGTCCGCTTCCCTCTCAGCCTGCCACTTCTTCTCTTCTCGCGCCTTCCTCTGCCTGTCGAGGATCGCCTTGTCCGTGTTGTCACCGACAACCGTCCACCGCTGATCGAGCGGGAAAGTCTTCCCGGTGAGTGTCGTGACCCCACCGGAAGCTCCCGTGACGCGGACGCGGAATCCTCCCTTCGATCCGACAACCTCGCCGGTGAGCTGAGAATCTCCGAGCGGGCCTCCCTGGGGGAGATAGACCTTATCCCCGGCCCTCGGTTTGACGCGCCCGTCCGGATGAAACGCCCGGTCCGTGCCGAATGTCGCCTTGCGGTGAGCACGGAGCCCCGCTGGGGTAACGTCCGTTGGGTCAGCGGGAGGTGGTTCCTCCGGCTGGACCGGCTCCTCGTCCTCCCGCGGCTCCGGGCCCACGTCCTCCGGCGGCCGGATGGTCTCTCCCTCGGGCTGCTCCGGCTCGGGCGGCTCCTGCTGCTCGGGGGCGGCCTCGTCCTCGCCCTCGATGAAGTCCGGCTCCTGGACCTCCGCCTCCGCCACTTCCTGGACGGGCTCGGGCTCGGGTGGCTTCGGACGAGACGTGACGATGACGTCGGCTACCGGCAACGTCCCGGTGATGCCGCTCGGGAACTTGATGGGCACACGGTGCTCGTCCGGGTCGTCCGGGTCCCCGATCGGCGGGCCGGTCACGATGAAAGGCTTCCCGAACTTGCTCGTGGCCTCGATCGGGTAGACCGTCTTCCCCTTGCCCTGGGCGAGGATCTTGTCGAGCGGCGTCCGGATCGCCTCCTGCGCGAGGACTGCCTCGCCCGGGGGGACCTCGGGGGGAGGTGTCGTCCCGGGAGGTTCGATCTCGAGGACCTGGGTCGGCTTGCCCACGAGCTCTGGGGCCGTCGCGACCGGTGCGGGGGCCGGTTCAGGGGCCCCGACGGGGCCTGGAGTCGTCCGTGGCTCGACCGGAGGCATGGCAGGGGGGGGCGCCGCCTGGGGCGGCATGGCTGGGCCTGGGCCAGCCACAGGGCCTCCTGGCGGCGCCGGCGGAGCTCCACCGGGCCCAACGGGAGACCCGGCCGGAGCAACCGGCGGCTCTTGAACGGGAGGCGCTCCAGCCCCAGCCCTGGCTTCGTTCTGGGCGAGAAGCTCTGCCACAACCGGCTGCGTGGCCGCCCTGTTCGCCCGATCCGCTATCCCGGCCTTGATGTCGCCGATGGCTTTCGTTCCGGCTACCTTGGTGCCTGCGACCGCACCGACCAAGCCGAGGAGTGCTGCCGTGGCCTCTGGCCCAGACTGCTTCTTCGCCCTCTCGAAATCTCCCTCGAGAAGGTCGGCTACCGCCTCTGGTCCGGCCTTGCTCGCGAAGTCCCAGAGCATCTTCAGGCCGAACCCGGTACCGACGATTGCGGCTCCGATCGGACCCGTAGCCGCAACAGCGGCGGCGCCCAGACCGGCCGGGGACGTTGCACCCTCCACGAGGTTGGCCCCAGTCCTCGCCACGAACCCGCCGACATCGGCCGCCGCTGGCCCTCCGGGGATGTTCTTCATCAGCGGTTCGGCAACACCGAGCGCCGCTTCGACCGGCTTCCGGATGGGGAGCGCCGATTCCCCGCGGGCGAGCCGGTTGTAGAAGCTCTGCTCCTCCTGCTGCGCCGCATACGCTGCGGGGCGTCCGGCTACGAGAGCATCGAGCGCGGTCTCGTACCGCGGTTCTGCTGCCTTGTCTGCCGCGGACGATGCGAGGAACTTCGAACCGGCCTGGGGCGTAGGAGAAACGGGGCCCTGCGGGGGGGGAGTCGGCTTCGCAGCGCTCTTGTCGAGCGTATCTGCGGGCTGTCCGAGCGCCGAGCTGACCTGCCGAAGGGCGATCGCCTTGCTGGCGGCCTTCCGCCCCGGCATGTCCTCTCTGCCGACGTCTACCGATTCGGGTGCGGCCCCGGCTGGCATGGCCGGCGGGACTGGCGCTGCACCGAGCATCGACTGTGTGAAGTCGCTCGCCACGTCGCCCTGCATGACGTCGGATTCGTACCCGACAGGCTTGCCCTCGTATCCGGACTTCTTTCCGGGGGCCGGGCTGAAGCCTTTCCGCTCTCGCTCCCCTACGACGATCTGGCCCTTGGTCTTGTTCTCGTACCGGGCCTTGATGTCCTTGACCTTGGCGTCGAGGTCATCCCAGTTGTCCGCGTCGACGTTGAAGACGACCTTCGTTCCGGGGACCTGATACTTGAGATTCGGCATTTCGTTCTCCGCTGCCCCAGCGCCTCAGTCGTAGTCTAGAACCGTAACGTCTTCGTCCTCCGCTGCTGCGGCCGGCGCTCCGCCGCCGCCCCGCTGCGCTCGCGACGCCCGGCGAGCGTTCTTCTCGGCCTCGACTTCCTCTTCGAACTTTTTCCTCTGAACCTGCGGGTCCAGCTTCAAGAACTTCTCGTCCTTGTTGAGCCGTGTCAACACTGTCTTGCGGGCCAGGTCGTCGAGGGCGACCTCCGGATCCTTCGTGCTCGTGCGGCCCGGAGAAGCCGCCCGCGGCTGTCCGCTCGCTACTTTCGAGACCGTGCCGCCCTCGTCCTTGTAGACGTCGGTGTTGGCGGGCACGTTGAAGTACCGCGCCCTAACTGCCTCGCCGCCATGGATGGGCGCCATGTTCTCTGGCCCCGTCGGTCCGATCATCCCGGCTTGCGGGCCGATCTCAGCCGGTGCCCCGGGGGCCGGCACATCCTGCCGCTCCCAGGTGCCGTCCTGGCGTTGCTTGTAACCGTGCCCGGTCTGCTTGTCCCAGGTGATGCCTTCGTTCAGGTATCTCCTCTTCGCAGCTTCGTCGAGCCCTTCGGCGACGACCGTTGACGTCCCGTCGTTGAAGATGGCGTAGAGGCGTTTCTTCCCGTCTGGTCCGTTGAGTGCCTGATGCCCTATCGCCCGTGGCGTCTCGCGCCGCGCGAGCTCCTCAGAGGCGGTCTGCCTGCGCCACCGCATCTCCAGGTCTCGCGCGGTGTCCTCTCGCCGGCGATTCCACTGGTCGGTTGACTCCAGGCTGTACCACTTGTGCTTTTTCCCTGGGCCGAACTCCTCGTCATACGCCTTCTGCTGCTTCTCGAGGTCAGGGTCACCCAGAAACTTCGACCCCTTCTTGTAGTCCGCCGCCGGCGAATCCGGGCCCGGCGGCTTTTCCGGCTTGCTGCCCTTGTCGGTGCTGGCCTGAACCGACTCCGGCGTGACGCGGTCCTCGTCGGGGTCTTCCGTCCCCCACTGTGCCGCGTCCATCCGCTTGAGGACCTTGTCGCGGGTGTCGCCGCCGACTGCCGCCACGACGGACCCCGGCAGCTTCTCCTCGGTCTGCTCCGACTCGAGGAACTCGTTCCCGCGCCCCGTCCTCTGCTGCATGTGGCTGGCATTGGTGTTCAGGAGGATCGTCGGGTCCTGGCCGCCCTTGGTCAGGTCACGATAGTCCTCCTGCTCGAACTGCTCGTACTCGGCATTCGGGTCGTAGTCATCGTCCTCGCTCAGGAAACGACGCCTCGTGCTGAACATGGCTACAGACTCGCGTTCCCCGACTCGGTGTACGTCTCGCGCGGGTTGGAGGCGACGCCCGCCGCCGTGGCCCACTGCTTCGACGGATCCTGGCCGGTGTAAAGGGCGTGAAGCCCGGAGAGACCCTTGGACTGAAGGTCACGGCCATACCCCATGGCCGACTGCTGCCCCTGGAGGCCGGTTGTCTTCCTCGCCTGCCCGAGCCCAGCGACGTTGAGCATCCCGGACGCACCGGTCTCCTTGCGCTTCTGGGTCTCGTTGGCGAAGTCGATCTGGTTCTGCCTGCCCTGCGATCCCATGGTTTCGCTGAAACCGCGGGCCATCTTCGCCATGTTCGCGGCGTAGCCTGCGCTGTTCCCGGTGCGTGCCTGGTTGCGGAGCATCGCGTCGCGGTTCGTCTCGAATCCGGCGCGGGCCGCCTTCATCCCTTCCTGGGTGATGGCGTTCTGCTCGGCAGGCGAGTAGCCGCCCTTGAGCATGTCGCCGTAGGCGCCGTAGGCCTCGTCCTCGCCGCGGCCCGCCTTCTTCGTCATCTCTTCCCAGCCCTGGAGGTTTCGGTTCTCGTAGTCCGTCAGGTTGCCCGACGCGAGGTCCGTGTAGGCCCCGTAGAGGCCGCCCTGGGGCTCCTCGGGGCGCCAGAGGGGAGAGGTGGACCATGCGTCGCCGCCTGCGTAGCCGGCGTCGGGGTACGCCTGTCCGATCTGCATGTCTTCGTAGACCGGGTTGCCCTTCTCATCCACGACCGCGCTGCCGTCGGCATTCCGCTTCTGCACCTTCGTCGGGTTGAAGCCCTGTGGGCCGAACTGGGATGCGCGCTGCGGGTTGTCTGTGTCCTGGTTGCTGTAGGCGCCGCCAGGCGGATCGTTCGTCTCGTCGAACCCATCCGGGACCCAGTCCCCGTCCTGGTTGATGTGCCCGCCTCCGCCACCGCCGTTCATCCGGTTGTAGGTGTCCCGAATCTGGGCTGCGTAGGGCGCCAGGTAGGCGTCCCATTCCGGATTCCCGGTGAGGCTCCCGTCGCCACCATCGGTCCCGTCGCCCCTGCCACCCGTGGGTTCGACCTCGGGATCCCCCCCATTGTTCGGGTCGTCCTCGACGCCTTTCCCGTATGCGCTGTAGTCGGGAGTGGCCGCCACGTTGCTGGCGAGGGCCTGCGGCGGTGTCGTTGTCGACTTGCCCTGGATGATCGGCTTCCCGGGCCCGGGAGGATTCGTGGGTGAGCCGCCGGCGACAGGGGGCAGATTCGGTCCGCCAGCGGCGGGCGCTGTCCCCGGGATGAGCCCGTCCTGTGGCCTGCCCGTGACGGCTTCCTGCGCGGCAGCGCCGCTCTTGATCTTCGCGATGTTCTCGGGGTCGAGGTTGTTGAGCTGCCCGAGAATGGTGTGCCCCACGCTGAACGCCTCCGGCCCCATCTGGTCGAGGATGGTGCCGAAATGCTTCTTGAGGTCGTCCACGGTCAGGCCGGACTGGAGAGCCTTGACGACGTCGGGTTCGCGGACACCCTGGACGTCTCCCTTCTTGGAAAGGAAGTCCTGGACCTCGAGGAAGCCCTTGTACTCAGGGCTGTTCAGCTTGGACTGGAGCGCGTTGGCCTCGTCCATGCGCCCCGCACGCTTGAGGGATTCGACGCTGCCCTGGTTGGCGTAGCGCAGGTATTCGGCTGACGTCTGGTTCGTCGGCCGTCCCGCGGCGCGGGAACGCTGGTACTCGATCTCCTGGGGACTCCATCCGTGCCGCTTCGCTGCGAGCTGGAGCGCCTCCTCTTGGCGAGGGTCAAGCTGCCCTCCCGATATTGATGGGTTCGTCTTGTCGTAGGGCGCTGGAGCCGGGGCCGGGATCGGAGTGCCTCCGCCGGGCGGCAGACTGACGGGCGGGCGGGTATCGTCCTTCGGACCGGTTCCGCCCGGAGGCAGGGGGCCACCGCCGAGCGACCCGGGGCCTCCCGGTTGAATGATCGGTCCACCGCCGTCGGGCGAAGGGATGGGCGCGGACGACCCACCTCCGGGAGGAGGCGTTGGCGGCGCCGGCGGAGGAGTCCCGGGCGGCACGTAGCCGTTCGTTTCCTGTCCGCCGAGCGTGGGGTTCTGCGAGCCGTACCCGCCCCAGCCGCCGTACTTCTTCGCCGGGAGCGGATTGTTCGGGTCGGCCGCACGAGCTGCGACCTGATCGTTCGACTCGAACGAGCCGCCGTACCCGGGGCCTCCGAAGAGGAGGTTCCTCTGCGCGAGTTGCTGGTTCGCCTCCCCGGCGAGCCGCCCCATGATGTCCTCAAGCGGGCGCTGGTTGGCGTTCTCGCCGAGGTAGGTGTTTTTTTGCTTGATGTTCCCGCGGCCCGCGCCAATGGATCCGCTCGTCCCGCCGCCGTAGAGCCCCTTGACGATGTCACCCATGGCCGCACTCCTTACGCCACATCTCGAACGACTCGACTCTGTTGCTGTGATAGTAGAGATGCACCTCGCGTGTGACTCGGCGCGCGAACTCCAGCCCCCCCGCGATGAGAGCGACCATGCCGATCACTTGCCCGAGGATCTCCCTGTAGGTGTATGCAAACATCTGGGTCTCTCGCTTGGGGCTGCGAGCCCAGTCGTTCGAGGCGTCCCAGACGAGGAACGAGGACATGAGGACAGGCTCGAGGACGCCCCGGTGCCTCGCGTAGAAGCCGTTGTTCGGGAGCCTCACGATCATGTCGCTCATCAGCTTCATGACGGCACCGCTCAGCTCGTCGGCCGTGAAGTCCCCGTCGGCGAGGTCGTCGGCGAGCTGTGAGCCCTCACCCAGGAGCCCGAGGAGCGCTGCCGCTTCATCGTCTCCCGCCGCCCACCGCCGGTGCATGTCGGCTTCGCTGGCCGCCAGGGCTGGGTCGCCCCAGTTGTCGGGGACGATCTCGAGGTAGGCGAACCCCAGGTCCTTCTCCCCGTCGTAGACGCGGCAGAGCGCCTCCTGGTAGGTCAGGGAGTGGAACGGGTCGACAACCTGTTGATGCGGGGAGACGGGGCGGAGCTCTAGCGTCCGGTCCTCGAGCATGAGGAGAAATCCGCGCCGCTCGTACTCGACGGGCACCACGAAGCCATCGCAGAAGTCCCAGAGTTCCTTCCGCCCGCTTCGCTCGTAGAGCATCATCTTCTTCCCGTCGCTGAACCGGATCGACGCCCAGAGCCAGCCCTGCCGCGAGGGCAGTAGGCCGGTCTCGTAGTCGATCCAGACGTCGGTCGCGCACCCCGCGACCATCCGCACCTCGTCGTAGTCGATGGACACGACGGCCGAGGCGGACGGCCATGACCGGTGGAGGGACCAGCCGTACTCGCCGAGCGGCGCGACGCCGTGCTCGACCGCGGTGCAGGAGTCACGGACGCTGATGCTGAGCCGTCCGCCAGGGAAGAGGAACGTCTCCCCGTTGTGCTTCGTGGTCGGCCCTGCGTGGATCACGCGGCCCGTCTCCTCGTTCACGATCGCGACGTGCGAGAAGCTGTACCCGGAGAGCGGATCCCCGAACTTGGCGGCCATGAACCCGAGATGACCAACTTTCCCGGAGTAGTACGTCCACTCGAAGTTCCGGCCGTTCTGCTGCCGCCAGAGGCCCTTCAGGTCTTCGACCCGCTCGAGCTCGTGGCCGACGGCGATGACCCCACGGGTGTCATCGTGGAGGGGGACGATGCCAACCATGTCAGGGATGGTGCCCAGGAAGATGTGGTCGTAGCGCTCCAGCTCAGCGGGGCCGAAGTGGTACGCACGGTGGCCCAACGCTCCGGTGACGGCGGAACAGGTGTCGACCAGGACATGGCGGCCGTCATTGTCGACGTAGTAGCAGGACTCGAATGGCTTGAAGTTGATGCCCTGGAACCCGCTGTCTGCCACATCCTTGCACGCCTCCATGAGGGCCTTCGCGTCCGGCACGATGAAGAATGAGGGGTGGACCCTCGCGATGTGGATGCCGTCGGGCGTCTCGATCTTCGGGATGAATCTCCCACCGAACAGAGCGCCCTTGATGTCGATGCCCTCGCAGTTGGCCCAGAACGCCATGTCGGTGTCGATGAAAACGACCGGGTCCGTGAGGCCGAGCTGGACGTGGCGCTCGAGCACCCCGCCGATGAACTTGCCGTGCTCGGTCCTCTCCAGGAGCCTGTAGAAGTAGGCGCCCGCCCTGGTGGCAGCGTCTTCGATGTCAGGGACGACGGAGGAGTCGGAGAAGTTGTCGGCGACGTAGACGTCGGCCGTGGGGAACCCGACACGCAGGGTCTTGAATACCATCAGCGTCTTGTCGAGGTTCGCCGGCGACATGCACGTCGTGAGGATGAAGACTTTCACGAGGCCATCCACTCCTTGTGAGCGCGGACGAGGAAGTCGATGACCTTCCGGATCAGATTCATACGATGAACCTCCGGTCCAAGAGGACCTTGAAGTGTTCGCGGTGCTCGTCCGACACGAACCCTGCCAGGCCGGCGAGCCGCCGCGCGAAACCGCGGAAGATCCGCGGGGTAGCTACCATCACGTCCCTGAACCCGTTCAGGCGTGCGAACCGGAACCCTTCCTCGAGAATCACCCTGGCGAGCTTCCAGCGTTCGGCAGGAGTGCCCCACGTCTTGTCGAGAAGGAAGTGCCCCTCCACGGTGACATGGAGGATCCCTGCCCCCACCACGAGGCCTGTTTCATCCTCGACGATGCAGGCAACCATGTTGTCGGGGGCGGCGGGATCCGGCACGTAGAACTCTTCCCCGTGCCGATGGTGGAGCTCGAGGATGACGTCTGCGTCGCCCGGGAGGGCGGGCCGTACCTTCAGCGCTGCCATCGCCGTCGCTCAGCCGCGTCGGGCCTGGGCGGCTGGAGGCCGACGCCAGGTGGCGGCGTGAACTGCGGCGGCATCTGCTGCGTAGCGCGCCCGTACCACTCAGGGGTGCCCCCCGGCATCTGCTTGCCGGGCATCTGAGGCCTCGCATTCGAGGCGGTCCGGGCGGAGTTGTCGACCGACGGGGCGGTCTGCTTGGGCTTCTTGGTGCTCTGGGGGGCCGGGATCGCCGGCACCGCGGGTGGGTTCTGGGCGACGCTCCCGTACCCCTGGAGCCCCTCGGGTTCCGGGTATCCCCTCGAGTACCACGGGAAGTTCAGGTCGCCCATCTCCTACCCCTTCTAGTACCTTCTACTCCTGGGGAAGCCTGGCGCGGGGATCGGCGGGAGGCCGGGCTTCTTCGGGCCCATGTTACCGCCGGGCTGCGGCAGATTCACGATCCCCCCGCCGTTCCCCAACCCAGGCCTGGGCGGTGGGCCTGCTGGCTGCGGCATCGTTCCCTTGAACCCCCCCGTTCCAGGGGGCGGGATGGGCGGCATCCGGCCCCCCCCACCGGTCATCCCGGTCCCTCCAACCGGAGGCCGTGGCGGGTTGCCGAGACCCGGGCCCGGCGCGTAGCCGCCACCAACCGGGGGCCGCGTCGGGTCGGGCATCGTGAAGGTGTCGGGCGGCGACATGACCGGTGCCGGCTGCTGCGGCATCGGCGCCGGCGCACGCCGGGGCATGACGTCGGGCTGCTCGAAACCGGCCGGGTCGCCGGGCTGGACCGGCATCCCTTCCATCGGAGGGGCAGGCGCGCGGACGCCGGCCCCCATTCCACGGTTCGGGTTCAGGAACTGTCCCATGTTTTCCTCCTACTCGTTCCACTCAACCAAGAGGTATCCGCTTCTGCCGGCGCGCATCCCTGACGCCGCACCGTGGTAACCACCCGTGCCCCACCCCCCGGGGAAGCTCACGCCAGGAGCCCCGTTCACCGCGGTCGTTCCAGAGGCCCCCGTGATCGGAGGGAAGCCGTTGGCCCCTGACGTGCCGCCAGGCCCACCGGCAGCGGCCCCAATCCCCGTGGTTGTCCCCGTGACGCCCCCTGACCCGAGCCCCCCCGCGAGTGTGAGGAGCCCCCCGAAGGACGTCGCGCCTCCCGCACTCCCCGCCGTGACGCTCCCGGCGGTTGAGGAGCTCGCCCCCGCGGTGCCGCCGGTCCCGATGGTGACGGTGTAGCCAGTCGATGCGGTGACGGTGAGCTTCTTGCGGAAGACCGACTCGCCGCCGCCTCCGCCGCCGACCCCGCCGTGAGCCGTGTCGGTCTCTTCCCCGCCGCACCCGCCGCCAGCTCCGCAGCCGGTGACCCAGACCTCCGTGACTCCGGCCGCCGTGGTGAACACCGTCGCCCCGCTCGTGAATTCCTGCGCCCTCATGATCTTGCCTCCCGTGAACGTCAGGGTTCCTCCCGAGACCGAGAAGCCGGTGCCGAGGGAGATTTCCTCGACGTCGCCCGCGCCGGCCGTCGAGCGGCCCAGCAGGCGGTCGGTGGCAGAGACGTTCTGGATCTTGGCGTAAGTGACGGCGTCGTTGTCGATGGTCCACGTCGCGAAGTCGTTCGTGACCGTGATGTCGCCCTTGTCGCCGTCGGTCAGCTTGGCCTCGATGGCAGCGATGGACGCGGCGCTCGACGCCGCGAGCGTGTCGTGGGCCCCGGCGAGCTCGTTGCCGGTCAGACCGATGTCGCGCAGCATCTCGTAGAGAAGAGGGTCCTTCTGGGCGCGCTGCGCGAACTTCGTGGTCTTGAAGTTGATGGGCATCAGGTCTTCCGAAGGAACGAGTAGGGGGCCTGCTTGAGGAACGCCCCAAGCCGTCGCAGGCTCCAGTAGTCCGTCGCACCCGTCGTCCCGACCCGGAACCCGAGCTGCGTCTGGATGTTGTGGAACTTGATCTCGACGTCGTCGTCCGGGGCCGTCGAGAGCGTTTTGGCCGTGAGCGTCGTCAGCGTCCCGCCCGGCGTGCGCGACTGCGTGACGAGGCTGCCCGCCCCGCGGATGCGGAGGATGAGCCGGTCGAAGAGGGAGCGGCCGATCTCGGAGCCGACGGGGGCCGTCTCGTAGTACGACGGGAACGCGACGGTGAAGTCGGCGAGGGCCCCGGTGGTCTGCTGCCCCAGGTTCGTGCCGACCGATACCGTGAACGCATCGTCGCGAGTGTCCATCTCGACCATGTGACCGAAGGTCGCGGCCATGGGCCAGATGGTCCACTTGCGCCCCACGCCTCCGCCGGCAATCGGGTCTCCGAAGCCCTCGACGTAATCGAGGACGAAGACCTGAGCGATGGCGCCGCTCGTGATGGTGGTCGAAACGCCGATGTAGACCCGCTGGGCGGACGTATCGACGACGCTCCAGAAGCCGGCCCCGTGCGTCCAGTCGAGCGCGTCCCAGGTGGGCTGGATCTCCTGGCTGATCTTCTCCGGCGTCCCGCCCGTGAAGTGGTAGACGCCGTTGCGCGACACGATGATGGCCCAGGAGTCACCGAGGGCGACGCCGTGCGGCGACGGGGTCCCGACGGTGTTGGAGACCTGGTCCACGGTCCAGGTGTACGGCTCGTCCCCGTTGTCGGTGACGACGTAGAGCGAGTGATCCTTGCAGACGTAGAGATTCCCGCGGAGCTGGAAGACGTCGGTGATGTACTGCCCGTCGTCCTTGGCGACCTGCACGAGACCGGTGGTGTCCATAACCGTCTCGGGGTCGTCGGGAGGAGAGACCCAGAGGACCGAGCCCATGTTCGCTTCGACGGCGTCGTAGAGTTCGATCCGGTCGATGAAGACGGTCTTGCCCAGCGGGATCGTGTTCTCGCCAGCGACCGTGATGTTGACGTACTGCCCGACGGGAGCCTCGCTGCCGAGGACGTTGCCCCAATCCCAATACGACCCGGAGTAGCCGGCGATCTCGGCGATGAGCGCCGACGCAATCGTCGTCCCCGTCCCGGCGACATTCGAGGCGGAGACGCGCACCGTCACGCGGGCATTGGACGCGGCCATCCCGCTGTCCACCTTGGCTCTGACACGCAGCCCATACCGATGGCCGGGCAGGATGTAGTTCGTACCGCTCAGCCCGTAGTTGAGGGCGACCTGGTCGATCTGCCCTCGCGTGGCCGTAGCACCGTCCCCGGTGATGCGGTAGGCCTGGAGGGCGACGCCAGGGTCGGTGACGATGGCACCCCCCGCCCCGGTCGCCACCCACTCCGACGGCAGCGTGCCGTCGCGTTCGTCGAATGAGAGGGAGCGGAGGCCGACAGAGATAGGCGCGGAACTCGTCACGTCGGCGTCGGAGAAAGCCTGCGTGGACCCGTTGGCGCCCCAATAGCCGAGACGGCTCCCGTACTTCTCGACGCCGACCATCGCCCGGACCGGGACGTTGTCGATGTAGTCCTCGAGCGACGTCCCGCTGATGAGCTCGGAGTCCGTAAACGTGAGGCCGCTGAGCGTCGTCGTTGTGTTGTCCTGGATCGTGAAGCGCGGCAGGGTGAAGAACGAGGTGCTGTTCGCTGGCGTCGCGAAGACGGTCCGCTTGGTCACGTAGCCGGGACCGATGGGAATAACGGCGAAGTCGGCGCCCTGATTCAGGAGAAAGACGGCTCCGACGGGAGCAGAGGGGGGCGTGACGTACTCCGACTCCGTCTCGTAGACGACGACGAAGTCGTGACGGCCGGCGGACATCGTCCCCCCGGCACTCGGGGTGACGGTGAAGCACGCCGTCGGAGCGGCCTGACCGACCGGCGTGATCCGCTGGCCGTCGTACTTGAAGACGCCGATAGATGCAGTCGGCGTGAACGGGATGGGATCGAGGATCGACGGGTTGTCCGGCGTGTCTTTCAGCTTGTAGACGGCGAAGTACGCCCGGCCGAAAAGCGTCGTCCCGCGTAGCCGGTGCTGCTCTCCCATCGCCGTAGTCGTCGCAGCAACGTCGCTGAACGGGATCGCCGCGCCGTCGTCAGTGATAGTCCCATTCGTCATGAGGATCAGGAGTCGCCTGGTATAGAGCGGGTCTACGTACGACAACATCCCCGTGGCGTTCGACGCCGTCGTCAGATACGTCGTGAACCCGACCCGGCTCCTGACTCCACCCGGGAAGAACTCCACATTCGAGCAGTCCGGCGACACTCCAACCGGCAGGTCGGATCGGTCGATCAGCGTCACCAGGCCGCCGTACTGATCTACCAGGACCGGCTGGAGGCCGTCGGTGCTCATCCCCTACCCCTTCTTGAAGTATCCGATGCCCGTGATGACGTCCGTGGTGAGCCCGCCGGGGTACGCCCCCGCCGAGAGCTCCGCGAACGGATCCTGCGCGTTGGCCCCGCTCGTGTAGACCATCAGCTTGTTCGTCGAAGCGATGTAGCGGAAGCTGTAGCCGTTGACGTCCTCCGCCGTGATGTGGAACGGCACGCTCGGGCTCTTGAAGTTGAACCCCGAGAAGGCCCCCGAGAGGGACTCCCCGCCGGCGCTGTAGGTGCCAGAGAGCGTGACGGGGAAGACCACGAGCCACGCCTGCCCTAGGTCCAGGTTCTTGATCGGGGTGCCAACTGAGATCGCCATGTGAGCCTCCTATCCGACTCCTCTGAAGTATCCCTGGTAACGGCTTGCTCCCCGCGCGGAGAGGCGCCGGACAGGGTTCTGTTGCTGTGCCTTCTGCTGGATGTTCGCGATGTCTTCGAGCTCAGCATCGAACAGTCTCTCGAACTCGGAGGCCGCCTCGTGTTGGCCCCTGCTGGTCGAGATGAGCTTGCAGACCATGAAACTGATCGGGTTGACGAAGCCCTGCATGATGACGGCCTGGGCTGGCACCAGGGAGCCAGTGAAGTTCTCGAGGGCCCCCCAGTAGTCGATCCTGAGCTGCCGGTCCTCGGTGGCCCCCATGAGGCGTATCTCGCCGTCGTAGAAGTCCCAGTACCCGAGAGACGTCGTCTGGGCCTGGTTGGGGATCTGGTAGGGGCCTACGACTCGGTAGAAGTCCTGGTCGGTCCCGCCGATCTTGGCCTCCCAGAGCTCGTCCGGTTCGACGAAGTTCTCAGGGAGGATCGGCGGGTAAGTCGCCGAGAGCGGCTGGCCTGCCGTCGCGGTGTACCCGAGGAAGTCCTGGGTGTGCGTGATGGTCGGGAAGGCGACTTCGGCGACAAGCCCCGCGAGGACCGGGAAGACGATGTGGAGGGACCCGGCAACGATCCCGGGCGTGGTGATAGGGCCTGTCGTGACGACGACCTTCTGCCAGTTGGCCGTCACGTTGATGCTCTGCGAAGTCTCGTTCGCCCCAGAGAACCCCGCCGCGACGCTTGCCGTGTACGGAATGCCGCCAGAGGTCTTGATCCAGATGCTCACCGTGCAGAATTGGTTCGCGGTGCCCGCCGCGATGGTGACCGGCGATGTGACCGTCATCTCGTGTGCAGAGGCAGCGGCGAAGGCCCACTTCGCGGCCGTCGTGCCCCCGCTTGGGTCCGTCTGCGCGGCCGTGACGGTCGGGGCGTCGTAGGCCCCGATCGACCACTTCCCTGCGCCTACCGTGAAGTCCTTGGAGTAGGCGACGAGGTTGGGCGCGGCCTGAGCCGTGTCCTCCCTGTAGCGTCCGATACGCTTTGTCCCGGCCGGGACGATCATCGCCGAGTCCTGCCGAAACTTCGCCTGCTTGACGCTCCGGGACATGAGGTAGTTCGAGATCTTTCTCTGGGCTGTGTTCACGTACGGGAGGATGAAGTCCGCGGTGAACACACTCGTGCTGGCGTCGTCCAGGAGCGCCGGGACCGTCGTGATGATGTCCTGGAGTGTCGCCATTGACTATCCTCCTACTTCTGCTGCGCTGCCGGCGTGAGCCGCTTCTCGTCGGCCCAGGACGGCTTCCCGTTCTCGTCCCAGAAGATCCTCTGGCCGCACCCCTTCTGACCCACGGAGTGGATCTTGGCGCCCTTGTTCATGGGTTCGTTGCAGACCGGGCAGAGCACCTTCTCGACGGCGATCCAGTCGGCTGCCCACTCACGCTCGACGGAGATGACGCCGGCGGCGAGCTTGGCGTCGTCGCTGATGTCGGTGATGCGCTGGGTCGCGGACCACATGCGATCTGCCTTCCGGACCGTGTCCTCGGCCCACTCCGCGAGCCGCTTGCGTGCGGAGATGATTTCCGCTTCCGTCGGCTCCTCGCCCTCCGGGACGAAAACGCCCCTGGACGTGAGCGAGTCGCTGCCAGCCAGGATGCCGGCGTAGTCCTTCGCGATCTCCTTGGCGGTGATCGCGAGAGCGGAGATGTGCTTGTCCTCCCCGAGGTCGTACTTGTCGTACCCGGGCTGGATCTCGACGAAGCTGTAGGCCATCTTCGGCGTGCAGGCCGGGAGCTCGTACTGGCCGTTCGCGTCGTGGAAGTAGAACGGCCGCGGGAAGACGCTGCACAGCTTGTGCTTGACGCGGGGGATGTACTCCTTGAGCGTCACCTGGGGGCCGTGTCCGGTCGCGGGGATCTGGATCGCCATTGGGTGCTCCTTCTACACGCCCACTATCGGGCGTGGGTTCTTGCCTGAGACGGGCACCCACGTACGGAACGGGAATGCCTTCGCCTCGGAGTCGATGATGTCGTGGAATCGCTTCCTGCGTGTTTCGAGGTCGTAGCTGTTGGAGGCAGCGGCAAGGGCCTTCTTCTCATCCCTCGTGCGTGCCGTCGCCCTCTGGTGCCAGCGGATCAGCTCTCTCACGGCGTCTTCGGTCGGAGACATGAAGTCGCCCGACTTCGACTGGCAGACCGCGACGTGCTCGTACTCCCCCCGCGATGGGAAGGGGCCGAGAGCAGGGACGCGAGTCCCCTCGATCCACTGGTACGTTCCGTCTTCCCATGCGTCGGGGCTCCCGTAGATTTCGCAGGGCTTCTTCACTTCGAGATGGAAGCGGTCCCGCGGGTGATACCGGGGCCACCACTCGGCACGTAGCTCGCGCCGGATGAGGTTGTCGCTGTCGTCGTAGTCAGAGTGAAGGCCGACGCGGAGCTCGAGCCTGCTCCAGCCCCACACCAGCCGGTAGATAGGGTCTCCGTAGAGGTCACGACCTCCGGCCGCGATCACCGCCTTCTTGACGATGTCGCTTGGCTCGAGGTCGTAGGTCTCTCCGACGAGGATGTTCATGCTTCTCCGGTAAAGCCCGGGAGGCCGAAGCCCCCCGGGCTAATCACACGTTGAGACGAGTTCTCAGTAACCCGTTGGCACGGTGAGGCTGCTTACGTAGCCCGCTCGGCTCGGATCGTCGACGAAATACTGCGCGATCTGCGCGATGTAGGTGATCTCGGCAGCCGCGAGGCCACCGGAGGCACCGTAGATCTGGAACACGGAGTCATCCTCGACCGTGTAGAGGCCGATGGGGAGGGTCTCGCCGCGGCCCCAGTTCTTCCAGTCGATGAGATCCATGCGCGAGGGGTCGGCGTTGGTCGACACGAGGACCGACATGCCGTCGATGGAGAGCTTGTCGACGTTGAACATCGCCTCCATGCCCGGGTGGTCGGAGCCGCGGTCGTAGCGGGTCTGCGAGATCCCGATGTCCTCGTAGGCCTGCCGCTGCGCGGGCGCGATGAACCACTGCCACTTGCCGTTCTGCCAGACCTTCATGCCGCGGTTGAGCTCCATGAGGGACTTGAGCAGGCGGATGTGGTACGGCGCGAGCGAGCCGCCGGCGGTGACGGCCGGGGTCCGGATCTGCGGGTAGGTGGCCCGGTTCATGCCCATCCAGGTGCCGGTGGCCGCGCTGTTGTGGTGGTACTTGAGGCCGTAGAGCCACGTCGGGGTGGCGCCGGTGATGTTGTCGATGAGGATCTTGTCGCCGTTCGTGTAGCCCGCCGGGAGGGCGTCGAACGTGGCCGACTTGTTCGGGTAGTCGACCGACTGGCAGAGCGCCATGCCGCGGTTGGTGGCGAGCGTGGTGTCGTAGAAGGTGTACTTGTTGTTCGGGCGCAGGAGGCGCGAACCGACCGGGGACGTCATGACGACCGTGGGGGCACTGACGGACGTCGAGGTCACCGCGAGAACGCCGTCACCGGCGGTCATGAGGTGGCGATCGAGGTGCGTCTTGTACTCCTCCATGCCGTCCGTGAGGAGGTCCTTGGCCGCATTGTGGATCGCGATCGAGTCGTTCGCGGTGTTCCACTTGACGCTCTTGTTCTGCTCGAGAGCGATGAGGGTCGGCAGGGGCGTGAGCACGGCCGCGTCGTACACGGCCGCGTTGCCGCGTCCCATGTCGCCGCCGTCCGGGCTGAACGTCCTGAACTGGCCGCCGGAGCTCATCTTCTTGGGGAGACGCAGCGTCCGGGGGCCGGCGCGCTCGACGTCGGCGCGCGACTGGATGTTGGAGCAGAAGTCCTGCTCGGCCTCGAAGAGCACCGGGATGACCTCCCGGTAGGTCTCCTTAAACAGGGCAGCTACGTTGGCCTGGGTCTGTGCCATGACGGCAACTCCTTACCGCTTGAGTCGGTGCGCGAAGAACACATCGAATGCGTCCTTCATCCCAACGCCTTTCAGGTTCGGCGCCTGTTCGGTGGGAAGAGCTGGCCTGCCCCCAGCCGCTACCGGCTCGCGCCGGGAGAGGATGCGGTCCTGCTTCTGCTCGCGCTGGTTGAAGACGTGCTCGAACATCGAGCCGTACTCGGCGAGGACGTCGCCTGCATGACGGCTGAGAAGCCCGAGCCCCTGGTCCACGAGGAACTTCGCCACCATCGCCTTGTGCTGTGCACTGCCGTCACCGTTCTTCAGGAGCTGCTCGTACCGCGTGGCGATCGCCTGGTTCGCCTGTACGGTCTCGTAGATCCTTCTGCCGATCTCGTTCGCCATCCGCTGGCGCGTCGTCTCGTTGAAGACGCCGTCGGGATCGGACTGCTCGATGACCTTGTTCACTTCGGACATGACGGTGGTGGCAGCCTGTTCATACGTGCTCTGGTGGAACTGCTGAACCTGCTGTTCGTAGATGGCGCGCTCGCGCCCCTTCAGCTCCTCCAGTTCGGCACGTACGGGATCGAGGGCCGGTTCTTGCTCCGCCGGCTCAGCGGAGGGTCGTGGTTCCAGGGTGATCCCTGAGTATTCGGCGACGATGTCGAAAGCCGCCTCGAGCTCTGCGTTCCCCGTCTTTGCCGCTTCCCTCTTCGCGTTCCGGTAGAGGTTCGTGAGGGCAGCCTGGCCGACGTTGGTGAAGGAGTCGGGTACGGCTTTCTCGAGCCACCCAGGGTCCGTGACGATCGACACGAGGCCCTTGAGGGCCTCGGGGTTGGTCTTGCTCAGCCTGGTAGCGAAGCGGAAGTTGTCTTCGGGGTTGGCCGAGTTGAAGTCCGACAGCATCTCCCGGCCCACTTTCGCTTCGCCGTTGATCTGCTTGAGGACGTCCACCGTCGGGGCGATCTCCAGGTATGCGGGCACGGCGGCGAGCGGCATCCCGGTATCCCGGTAGGCTCTGCCGACGAAGTACGTGTCCGCGATCTCCTTCCTGGTCTTCGAGTCCACCGGGCCCCCGGTTTCCGGGTCCGTGAGGACCTTGAGGATGTTCCTGACCTTCGGGGGTACGGTGCGCTCGAGACGTGCAGCGAGCTCCGACGGCACTTCCGCCGGGAGATCGCTCTTGGCCTGGGCCTTCGCCTCCGCCTTCTCCTGGAGCCTGTCCTCGATCTTCTCGGTGCTCTGGGGGGCCGTCGGCTCATCCTGGCTGGGCTCGACGACCTCGGGGGCGGCTTCCCTTTCGATCGCGGCCTTCTTGTCCGCGAAAACGGCATCGAATGCATCGCGCGTGCTCATCCCGGGCTTGAGGACGGACGCTGGCGTCGTCGGCGCAGAGGGCGCCGGGGTAGGCGTCGGAGCGGGTGTCGATGGGGCAGACGGCGCAGAGACCGGTGCCGACGGGGCCGGGGAGGCCGCGGGGGCGGAGGCTGCGGGTGCGATGGCTGACATCTACTTCTCTCTTCTCGCCGGCTCAGCGGGCCCCGGCATCGTTACGCTGGCCCCGGAGGGGGTGAAGGCTTGTCCTCGGGAGCTCCGGGTTCTCCTTCGGCAGGGGGAGGCATCGGGGGCATCATTCGCTTCTTCAGCTCGAGCGCGTAGAGGATGAAGTTGAGGTACCCGGGCGCCTGGGCCGCCTTCAGGGCCATGCCTTCTGCGGACTGGTCGAAGTCCATGCAGGCCTCGAGATAGGCGTCGTACGGGTCCAGCTCGCCCGGCATGATGCTGGGCTGCGGGGGCCCAGGGACGAGGATGGGCTGACCGTTGGGGCCGACGACCGGGAGGCCGGTCATCGGGTCTAGCTGGGGCATCGGCGGCCCTGGGATGGGCTCTGCCTGGATGAGCTGCTGGATGACGGTCCAGGCGTTCTTGTAGCCCTTCTCTCCCGGCATCTCGAGCTCAAACCCGAGAAGCCTCTTCATCGGGTCTGCGTTGGCGAGCTTCATCATGGCGCCCTGGAAGAGCGGGTTGCCCATCAGGGTCATGACGAGTCCCTGGCGCTGCGGCCAGGTGGTCGGGTAGTCCTCCGTGGACTCTGCGAACGTCTGGTACTGGCCCTGCTTGATCTTCGCAGGGTCGACCGTGATGTTGATGAACGAGCCGCCCTCGGTCTGCTCCGTGATCGACTCGGGACCCATGTCGTTCTTGACGAACTCCTGGACCAGGAGAGGGGCCACGTCCTCGTGGTGTTCCTTGAGCACGCGCCAGAAGATCCCGATCCGGCCCATGGCCGAATCCTTCTCCATGGCGATGCCGCTCGCGGTGTTGTTGGATCCCGTGCTGCCGCCGTAAGCGGCAGGGAAAGCGCCGACGGTGAACTGGGGGATCTCCGTACGCATCTCCCGCATCAGTTCGCCCGTGTACTGGGGGAGCATCCCTGGCTGTGTCTGCCAGAACGAGTCGCTGACCGATCGTCCCGCCTTCGCCCGGACGTTGTACATGGCGCCGGCGAGAACGCTGGACCTTGCCCACCGGTCGACGTCGAGGACGTCGTTGTCGACGAATGTCGCCGGGAGCGTGAACTCCACGGAGTCGCGAACGATGTTGTAGAGGTCGTTCGTGATCTCCTGGAGCTGGACGAGACTGCCGCCGATCGGCTCGCGCACCTGGCCGCGGCCGGGCATGGCGTGGCAGACGCGCCAGTGGTCGTCCATTTTCTCGGTTCTGCCTTCGCAGAAGACGTCTTCCGAGAAGGCCGCGTAGCATCCGTCCGGGTACATCTGTAGGAGCTCGTCTCGGAGGCTTGCCTCGTCGAGCTGGTAGAAAGCCCACGGACGGAGCCACGCTTCCTTGAATGTCACTTCGTCGCCCATGTTGACCTGCACGGCCCTGTTCTCGACCGTCAGGCCCTGTTGGAGCTGGCGGCGGGCCTTGCGCTCCACAGAGTCCGACCCGGCCCCGGAGCCTGCCCCGCCACCGACGATGCGGTCCGCGATCTCCGGGTAGGCTCTCCGAACGTAGGCCTTGTGGAGCTCCCTGGACCGGATGATGTAGGGGAACTCCGACTGATCCTTTGCGTTGGGAGGCAGCTTCAGCTCGAGCCCTCCGACGACGTCCCATGTGACCCTTGAGCGGGGGATCTTCTTCGTGCCCGTCTGGACGTTCTTCATGACCGTCTTGGGGGGCACGATGGAGGCGTCGGTGTAGGGCGTCCCGCAGGCCGCGCATGTGCCGTCACCGAGGTCGGCCGACTGCGCCTGGCAGGACATGCACCGGTAGCTTTCGGGGCCGACCTGCTGGGGGACCTGGGTGAACGTGGGCTCTTCGATCCAGCCGTAGCGGTCGCCGTCTGCGACGGTGTGGACGTACGATCCGAAGCTCCCGTCGCACCAGAGCGTGTAGACCTCTTCGAGAAGCCGCTGGTGCTTCTTCGACTGCCGCTCGAAGATCTTGACGTAGTCCGTGGCGCCGTCGGCAGAATCGCGATCGCCCGGGTCGTCGGCTCGCAGCGGGAAGAAGCGCACCGTCGGGTGGTTCGCCGTCAGAATGGCGATCATCGCCATGGCGAAGCCCTGGTAGACGTTGATGGTGTAGAGGTTCTGGGCCTGGGCCGGGGTTGCGCCGGCCAGGAGCCCGCCAGTCTGCGTGGGGGCCCTGTAGGCACCGATCCGGGGATCCCACCAGAGGTACTGGTTGCCGCGGAAGAACTCGTGGTTCTTCAGGCACCGGCGGATGTACTCGCGCCGGCTCTGGTCGCTCTCGGTCTCGAACTTGAGGATCAGCTCACGTAGGGCCTTCTGGATGTGCTCTGGAGTCTTCAGCGAGGCTGGAACGTCTTTCTGATCGCCCCCTGGCATCTGGGCCATCTTCGCGGCCAGGACAGAATCAAAAATGGAGCTCACCGATCACTCCCCAGGCCGATCAGTTCTTTCTCGGCGGCCGTCTCGAGGTTCGCTACCCACGCCCGCATACTCGTGACACGGCTGGTCCCGGTGATGTTGGTGCGGGAAAGGATCTCTTTTCTCTCCGTGAGCTCCGTGTTGTTCAGGTCCCGGATGTCCTTCAGGAGCTGCTTGACGTCGTCGCGGTATTTCGTGACCTCGCAGAGGACCTCGTCCTGCTTGCGCCGGATGTCCCCGAGGTCCCCGCGAAACCCGTCAATCGCAACCTGTTGGAGATGGAGTCTCGCCGCGGTCGCCACCAAGGCGGCATTCAGGCGCCGGATGACCCACGCGCAGTAACCTACGCCGGCCGCGATGATGGCGAGGGCGACGGCTTCCACTGCTACCACCCCTTCGACTTCTCCATCCCCCAGGGCTTGTGCTTGCCCTTCTGGGCCCCGTACTTCTTGGAGATCTCCCTCTCCTCGTTCGCCTCTTCCTCGGGAGTCTCCTTGCCCTTGTGCGACTCGAGCGGGGCCTTCAGGGCGACGCCGTGCTCGACCTCTTCCTCGGCCATGGTTTCCTTCCCTTCGTACGGAGCGGAGTCGCCGGCGGCCTTGGGCATCCGCTCGGTCGTCTTCGTCATCACGTTCTTCATGGCCTCATCACCCTTCGCCTTGACGTGAGAGGTGAACCTGCCCATTTCGTCCCTGCCTGTAGTCGCCATTGCTTCCCCCTTCAAATTCTCGGGCATAACCCGTTTTGATTCATGGCCCTAGATCCCGTTGGTCCTGTACGCCGACTCCCACCTCAGAATGGGTTGCACGTACGCCTCCCAGTTGGCCTGGGTGGGGCGTCCTGCGTTGTATGCCGAGACCGCGTCAACCTCGTCGTACTTCGAAAGAAGGTTCGCCAGGAGGCGGCAGGCGTACTCGAGGCCCACCTCCGGGTCGCAGAGCTCTGGGAAGAACCCCCCCTTGAAGCCGTGTTCCCGGGCAACCGCACCCATGACCTGCGCCAGGCCCCAGCTCGCCTGCTGGCCCCACCACTCCTGGTCCTTGTCTCCGGCCGCCGCCATGAAGTCGGCTGGGGGCACTTCCGAGACCCTTTCTGCCGTCGTCAGGGCCCGGAACGGGGCCCTCCTGGCGACGTCCCAGAGGTAGCGGTAGGCAGGTTCGGGGTTCCATGCCCACGGGTTGAAGGAGCTCTCCTTGGCGCACACGGCCGCCAGGAGAGGCACCGGGATGGCGTGCCGGGTTGCCACCGCGACGATGTGGGGAGCGATTTCCGGCGGGACGACGGGCGGCATCATGGCTTTCTTCCCCTGTGCGGCGTGCCGTCGAAGCCGTCGGGGTCTGTCTCGCGACACGGGTGCGGCGACCGCTTCGGGTCGCGCGGTCCCATCATCCGGGCGTGTTCGTCCTCGATCGTGCTGAGGCGCTTGTCGATGCCGTCGAGGAGCCTGACGTCCGTCTTCACGGTTTCTTGGATGACGTTCAGCCGTCCGATAACGTCACGCATCGCAAGGTCGAGTCCGTGCATCGCAACGAGCAGCCCCTCGTGGTTCTTGTGCGCGGCTGGCTCGTGCGCGTCCTCGTCCAAGTTGTGGGCCTTGATCGCTTCCCCGTTCGCGTCCGCCAGCCGTGAGCCACTCCACCGCCACATCGCGACGAGCGCGAGCGCCCAGACGGTCAGGTTGGCGATGACGAGATAGGCCAGGCGGTCGATGACGAGTTCCGCAACCCCGGCGTCCGCCCTGCCCGCTGCCGCCACCTGGGCGAGCGCGGCCGTCCCGGTCGAGAGCGCGACGAGTAGCGTCCCGAAGACGAGTAGGGCCGGGGCGGAGCGGCGCATCCGGATCACGGCTTGGGGTCTCCCGGCGCTACGTTGTTACGGTTGAGGGCGCTGACCGGAGCGATCACGTCCGGCTTGAACCACTCGCGCAGGATGAGGATGGCGTTGGAGAGCAGAGGGATGACGAGCATCTCCCTCCACGAGTTCCAGTCGTTCGTCTGGAAGGCGTAGACGAGGAAGCCGAGGGCGAGGAGCGCGGCGCTCTGCCAGAGGGCCGTGAACCGCTGCGACTTGTACCAGGGGACGGGAGGAGTCTCGGTCACTTCGGCACCTCGATCAGCGGCGTCGAGTGCCGCGCGAAGATCGCCTCTGCCTTGGCGCGACGCTCCGTCCGCTCTGCGTCGGTCTCTTCGGCTACGAGGCCGAGCGCGTCGTTCAGCGACTGGAGGATCGGGACCGCGTCAGGGATCGCGACCTTGCCCTTGGTGACTGCCTTCACGATGAGGTTGATCCCCTGCCCGACGAGGAGGGCGATGATCGGGTCCATCACTTCACCTTGTAGTCACGGCCCAAGTCTGGGCCGCCGTTGAGCATGACGAGGACGCAGATGTTGGCGACGAGCGAGTCCACCTCGCGCTTCGCCGCGCTGACCGCTGCCGGGTCCGTCTTGCCGCTGGCGATGTAGGTCGCGAGCGCGGCGTCGAAGGCGCGGTACGCGGGCGGGAACTGAACGCGGATGCGCTCGAAGACGAGCAGCGTCTCAGGCGAGAGCTTCGCCTTGTTCTGCTCCGCGAACGTGATCCCGCTGTCATAGATCGACGGCGCGACGGTGAGGGCGCGCTGCGCGTTGACGACGAAGCTGTTGTGCGCGCAGGCCGACAGGAGAAGTGCCGCCGCCACGAGGAGGACCACCCCGTGGCGCTGGCCCGGGACACGGGGCCGCGTGAGGAGAGGCACGCGGAGGGAGTTCATTTCGGGTCTCCCGCAAGCAGCGCTCGCACGGCCGCGTCCTTCGCTTCAAGGAGCTTACGGAGAGCGACGGTCTTCTCGGGGTTGTCCGGCAGCGGGCCGCCGAACGTGCACACGCCACTCTCTGGGTTGTTGTCGCCTTTCGACATCGCGTGCGCGAGTTCGCAGAACGGTTTCGACACCATCTGAAGGTGCCCCGGCAGGTGCGAGTACTCGAAGAACTGGAGGATGTGCGCTACGGAGGAGTTCATGGTCAGTCCGTCCACGCGGGGTTCAGCGACCCGTCCTCGTTCCACTTCCGGGGCCTGCCCTTGTCGTCGCACGTCAGGTTCGTGAGCCACTGCTGCGCGGAGAGGAAGAGGACCGAGTCGAGCGAGGGCGTGGTCTGCGCGTAGGCCGCCTCGAACCCCGAGACGCCCGTCGGGATGTAGCCCTCGCGCACCGCGAGCGCCCAGATGTCGTTCTTGCCCGCCTGCGCCCATTCGAGCGGCACCGCGAGCGACCGCTCGTAGCGCGCCTTGATCGTCGCCTCGTCGTTCGAGAGGTTGCCGTCACCGCGCCGGTTGACGTTGTGCGCCTGGTTGTCGTGCCACTCGCTGACCGACTTGCAGTTCGGCCCGAGGACCGGCACCGGAAGCTCCTGCGTCTGGCCGAGCGCGATCTTGGTGTTGAGATCCCAATACTCGCGGCCGGTGCAGAAGAGGCGGTAGCGCTGGTACTCGTAGGAGGTGCCTGGGTAGCCGTAGGGCGGCGCGAACTGCGCGGCCGAGTTGACGACGTAGTTGTC